TATCGCATCGAGAGATGGGTTGGTTTGCCACCATCGATCAAATGGTTGAGCGTCAAGAAGTTCCATATAAAGAATATCCTTGGGTTTGGTGCGTTTTGTTGGTACGACCAACGTACCATTCTTTTTACGCACCTTTTGAGGTGTTTTATCCTGAATGGGGCACTTCTTAAAGAGGTACATCTCGGGAACCGCAAACTCTTTCAATTTTTGAGCCACCTTGAACTCAAACTCAAATGCACCATCGGTACTTTCCGATGTATCTATCTCTTTGTACGCGACATATCTACGACCGTTGTCGTTGATACTTCCACGGTACATCTTTCCAAATTGACCCTGACTCAGTGGCTTACCCTTACCATAACGCAAGGTGGGTGAATTGTAACTGGGAACTTTCAGGAACTCTTCTGGGATACAAGCCTTCTCACCTTTGAGTAATTTTTTCAAGTTACTCTCGATGTTCTTATTGGACATACTTACTATTAGTTAGAAATTTATTATGTATTCAAGAGAAGATCGTTTCTCGTATAGGATCTTCTTATCAATACTTAATCATTTTAGCCACTGTATAAGTTCGTTAAAAAGTAACGACTGTTGACACATGACTAAAACTTTTGCGAGATTTGTTTTTGGTGTATAATCACCGTAACCCACGGTACTCATGGTCGTGAAAGAAAAATAAAATGGATCCAACATACTTTTGAAATCAAAATGTCCAGGTTCTAACGAACTATATATGATCCCAAATAGTAATGAAATTATGATTACGTTTTTCATCTAATATTTATGTATATTTTTTTTTTACTGATCAATCTCGGCATCTTCATCGATCTCGGGCTCGTCCTCACTACCCTCAACATCGACCTCGGGGAGATCAAGTCCCTGGAATGCAAAGGAAGGAAGCTTTTCGGACTGCTCAAGGAGAACCTGCTGCAAGCGGATCGTACAACCAAATTTATTGTCAATAAACCAGATCTGGTTGAGATCAATAATGGCTACAACCTTTTGACCCTTCTCGATTGAGTCGAGAGAGACACGCTCACGCTTCATGTTGTAAGCCTCGGGAACAAAGGAACCGTCACTCTTGGTGAGGATCTTGAGCTTCATAGTAGAGGGATATTGATCCTTACCGGGGCGAACAATAGGCTTGTAGAGTGCCTCCTTCAAGACCGCTACATTATAGTTCTTTCCAAGCCACTCCTTAGAGTTGTTGGCAACGGTGTTGACGATAAGCTCATCAAGCTCAGTCATAGCCTTCAGGATCTGGGTACACTCCGCATTGTCGGGGTCGAAAGAGAGGTCAAGAGAATAGCTGGTGCGACCACTAGTCTCATCAGTGTAGATACTGAGACCGTAAGGGGAACGCATAAAAGGGAGTTGAATGAAGATCTTCTTGTTGTCGCTACTGTTAAGGTAGACAGCCTTTCCTCCATTCTTGTTCTTGCGAAGCTTGGAGAAGGAAATGTTGTTGGCATTGAAATCGGAAAACTTTTGGATGGCAAGCGACATTGTTTGGTTGTTATATATTTTATAGGATCCGAAACTTTAAGCATATTTTTTTCTCCAGGTATTTTATAATGGGTATCTTTAAAGACTGTGGATGTGGGTGTAACGGGGCCAAGGCTCAGGAGAAACTGGTCATCTCTCTGATGTCCGCGTTAATTTTCTTCGTGGTTGCTAACCCCCAGACATTCATTCTTATGCGTCGTATTCTTGGTCAGTGGGTTGCCGGTCCTAACGGTTGCCCCAAGTTTGGTGGTCTCTTATTACACACTGTTGTTTTCATGCTAATTGTGTGGGGTATCATGCTTCTTAAGAAGGAGAAGAAGCCCTGCAAGAAGGTCGACGAAGAGGAGGAAAAGATTTCTGTCGTTCCCGTGCCTATGAAGAACGCTCCCCTTCCTCTACCCGGAATGAGGGAGGAGAAGATTGAGCTCGTTGACTCTGGTCTCGAACTCGAGGGTATGGATGTGACTGGCTCTTTCGAGCACCCTGCTGGTGTGTAAATAGTTTAAATATTTATTACAAATGGTTATACCATTTTACATGACTAACATGGTATATCTAAAATACTTTAAACAAATCGTTCACTTTTTGAATAATGTTGAGAAACTCGTTCTTGGACTTAACATCGGATGGATTGATAATTTCGAATTCAATTTGATAGTCAGTAGTGTCTTCGGCGTCAAGATCAACTGCATCACCGGTCGACATGGTGAGATCGATAGATAGGTTCTTGCGAACGAACGATTGACGATGCTTGGTTCGCTTTCGATCCATGTCACTAAAGTCGTCAATTTCAGCTGGTGTCTCCTTACTGAAGGAGATGCGAACGTCGTAGGGTACACCCTTGATACGCTTGATATCCTCCTTGTGGATCGAGGATTTTTGGATGATTTTCTGCTCACCGGTATTTTCGTCGATCGACATGCGAATGTTATCACGATCACGGTAGAATACTTCCTCTTGGGTCGTGAAAACTTTTTCCCAGCCTTGATATTTGGTCAAGGCACGGTATACGCGATCGAAAGTATCCTTACCAACATTGGTGTCGAACATCTTGCCATTAAACTTACCAAGACGCATCTCAACCTCTGTCAGCGGATCGTTTTGGTTCTCATCGAACACTTTGTTCACTTTCTTGTATACGGATTCGATATTCATCTTTACTTTTACTTATCTATATACCAACGCGTCTTCTTCTTAAGTTCTTTATCTTTGTGAATTTTAATGAATGGCATCATCAATGTTGGAAACACATGCTATTTCAACTCAGCCCTGCAATGTATGATGAATATACCAGTGATGAAAGAGTATTTCACACGTAGACCTTATGATGGTCCTTGTGTATTTACTCGAATATTTTCATTATTGACCTGTCATTACTGGGATGAAAGTATAAAAGCTACATTCAACGTTGCTCCGTTATTGAAGGAATTCATTATACACTTTCCTAGATTCGAAGTTGGAGAACAACATGATGTTCAGGAGGCTATTTTATGTATCATAGACATCATTGAAAGATCAATACCATTCTTGAAACATTACTTCTATGGAAAGAAAATTCAAGAGACCGTATGGCCGGGTGGTTCTAAAAAACGAGAGGAAGTTTTCAGTATGCATATACTTTGTTCAAACTCCAACGATTTCGGGGAAATGATGAAAGAAAGTTTCAAGTGGAATGTGTTAACTGATTATAAAGACGACGACGACGTGGTACATAACGTAGCTACTACACGTTATTTATTGTCAGAGTACCCGAGTGTTTTAATGGTGTCCTTTGACAAGAAATCAGTCATAAAAATTGCCGAAAACATAGTGATCGATAATCACGTATATGAGTTGTTTGCTACATCGGTTCATGCGGGAATTCAACACGGTGGACATTATTCAGCATTTGTTAAATGCGACGAAACATGGTATTACATAGATGATGACCTAGTTAAAAAACATGAACTACCCGAAAATGCTCCTTACTACGTACTCATGTACATTTTAAAAACTCGTCCATCTGTATATCCTCTTTGATATTGACTATCGTTCTATAGAAAGTTCTGCGGTTGTTGGGATACGTTTTATCATGTCTTCGTAGGATAGGTTTCCACCACATAGGCACATCATCAATCATGTACTGACATTCGAGGATAGCACCTTCTTCGAGAAGGGGTAGCTGATCCACTTTATCGGCAGGTATTTCACTTTCCATGTAAAGTCTCCCCTTTTCTTGAACGTACAGTCTCCACACACCCCGTTGATCCTTCTTGACCATGAAATCGACAGTATTTTTTTCCTTTGGCTTCCATTTAAACATGGTTTCGTGGGTACCTATCAATACTTTCTCATACACAGGTGTGAAAACAAGACCATCCATACGCTCCTTAACTGTTGGTAGATAGTCATGCATAAATGATTTAAAATCACACATCGGATGAAATTTTTTGAGTTTTACTTTCACACGATCTGATTTCAACCCAATTAGACCTTTGACAACTTTTTCCATATGATCCAGTCGATCTAGAAAATGTTTCTGACCAATCACTTCACCTTCTGTCATTACCGCATCGTATACGAGGAATGTATTTTCATACATCTCACCATCAAGTATAGTTCCATTAAAAATACTTTTTTTGAAATTCAATGGTGCAGTAAACATTTCAAAGTTTCTATTCACAAACACACATTGCTTCTTTCCCTCGTACATGAGGGCCACCATCATATAACGCACACCATCAGTTTTTTCGCATACGACGTAATGATTATTCCGTAGTATGGGAAAATGCTTCAATTCGATGGAGACAGGTTGGGGTCCCGGAAACCTGTCTTTAACACCCCACGTGTCGAGAATAAATTTCTTCACGTAGTCATTCATACTCAACACGGGATTTGTAACTTTAATTGGCTTTAACACCCGCAGCGTTGAGAATGTTACTTATACATTCGTGACCATAGGTCATCGTCAACTTAGCTGCCGTAAATGCGTGAATTTTGACATCGTTTTCACGAAACTTGAGGAACATCATATCCATACGAGGAGGGATCACATTGACCCCAAAGTTTCGGGTACTCTTGGAATTCTTCAGAGTTTCTGTAACGGATGAACAGTTCATAATCCATGCACGAGCAGAAGTGTTCTTTACCGTGTAGATATCCTTTGAAACCTCTTTGTCAACAGTTGTATCAAAGTTTAGACCCATCTGGTGTTTGGGTTCGTCTACATCCTTTAGGACTTTATCTTTGAATAATTCCCAATCGATCCCCTCAACGACACCCGGAAATACGAGACACCCAATATCCTCGTGTGGTTTGATAACTTCTGCGATACTGTTCTCATCCATACTAATTCCGAAATCAACAAAAAGAATCCTATCACAGATCTTCATTTGATTTTCTATGGCTTTAGCTTTTGCGTAAGGGTCGTCGTTTACGAAAGAAATTTCATTCTTATGCCCATGTTGAATACACGCAATATTCATTCGAAGAATGGTGTGTAACGTTTTAACATGGCATGATTTTGATCGAGTTACGATTATCGTTCCAAACTTCATTATCTACTATTACAATTTAAACCTTAAGCCTATCATTCAAGCATCCCGTAAATGGCAGATTGCCTATGTGTCCAAGAGTTGTGTGGATATGAGCATGAATTTTTCCACCCATTTTTTGCCAACGACGACAGAATGCATAATCTTCCGACAAATATCGTCGGCTATCGGGGTCAATCATACAATCAAATACAGCACAATAGTCATCAAAGTCGCGATTTTGGTGATCATTTTTACACCAAAGTTCTGGATACTCTTCGTGCATACGTTCAAATACAGAGCGTTTGATCAACATAAAACCCGTTGGCCCATCTAGAACTTCTACGAAACCATTTTCAACCGATCGTCGATTAGAGCCTATGTTTACAACGAGACTAGACGACAACATCGCCATGTTTCTATTATCACCATTTTTGATGGCTTCAGCTGCCTGATCCCACATGACTACCTTCTTAGGATAACAAGCGACGGCAATATCGTGATTGGATTCTAGAAGTTTTATTACAGATTCAGGGTCAAAATCAACATCTGCATCGATAAACATAAAATAATCTGCATCAGTTTTCTGCATAAATCTACCAACACTTACATTACGTGCACGATGAACAAGACTTTCGTTTTCAGTTGTATCAAGCATAAGTTGAATACCTTTATTAATCAAAAGTAACTGCAATTTGATAATGCTAATCATGTATTTATCTAGACACAAACCTCCGTAGCAGGGAGTCGCTAAGAAGATCTTGACCATCTTTAATAACTAACACCCTTAGCCTCTAAGTGCTTTTTTATTATGCTTTCAATCTTGTTTACCGTAGGAACAGAAACACCACAATTTGAACAAATTTCACTTTTTGTAAAATCATTCTTTAGCACAATCAATATCACAGCCGAAGCTATGCTATTCGGGGTCTTACTCATAAGTTCCACGCAATCTTCAATTTCGTTACACAACTTCGTACAGTTTGGTCTGTAATTTTGTGTTGTGTTGAAATTACCAAGTAACCGATGTACCACATCACATGGTCGAGTTGTATAATTTTTCTCCGTCTTCCCCATAATCGTCTCTTTAAAAATCTGAGTCGTGCGACTAATATCTTTACTTTGAATACCAAACATATCAGCAATCTCTTTCGTCGTACGAGGGACTTTAGCCAACCTACATGCGTATAAAACGCAGTTTCCTTTGATTCCAGTTCTTACTGCACCCCTCGTAAGTTTGCTATCATCAAATTTCTTGTACATCATTTTAGCGTCTCGAAGAATTGTTTCTGGTAATGTGTAACATGCCTCGTCTATGTCCTTGTACGCATGAAAAAGTGACCGATCTTTATGATTCATAGACATATGAAAGTTTATCTTAGCCATTCGCTTAACTTCATAACTTGTTCGTCCAGGACCTGATGTAGACATAACAGTCCCTTTTCCCCATGAATGTGAAAATAGTTCAGGATTAGAGTTAGGATTTCCGCATCTCGATGGGTCACTCACACGACCATCTTCACCTATGCCACTCGTCCATTCGGGAGACTCGTCAATGAAACCATCTTCAACGAGTCCACATGAAGAACATACCGGAAGTCCTTCTGGTGTAATTACTTTTGTTCCATCACACTCCGAACAAATGTTTCTATTAATAATCGGCTTTAATTCATCTTCTTTTTTGATAAGTTTGTCAACTTGATTCCATATAGCAGCCAATTCCATGCTAATGATTATGAATTATTAAATTTCTTGAGAAGAACGCACTTAGGTTCACAAACTTCGTGCATAAGTTTCTATCATATCTACAGTTTCCTTGAAGCTCCTGGCACCTGGGGTAGATGGATTCCATTCGTCCCACTCTTTATCGATAAGAGCCTGACCAGGTGGTGCCTCTACGGGTTGTCCATCTATTTCATTGTCTGGTACAATGAAATCGGCCATCTCTGAATCTGTATCAGAGTCGTCGTGATCTTCGTATATTTCGCTATCGTCGTCTTCTACGTCTATTTCCTCATAAATACTGTACATATTATCACCCACATTCTTCATTCCAATATCTGCAAAGGTTGTACCACTTGGATAGTGTTCACATACACTTTCGTAAGGTGCTGGACTTAAATCTCCATCTTCTATTTGGTACACACAAGCCGACTTATATATCTTATTTGTTGGTGAGAGATACCTTAATCCGAGTGTATTTCCGGTATTCATACCCACCACTGCGTACATCTCATCTTCTATACCATCTTCATTAACTAAAACTTTTACAATATCATCCTGGAGTATACTCTCGCGCGAAATCATACTTAGAGTTTTCGGACAAAAAATAATCAGGGCAAATAACACAGATGAAAGTTATTATTTATTCGAAGGATGGGTGTGATTATTGTAACAATGCTGTAAACCTATGTGAAGCAGAAAACCTCGAGTATACAAAAATCATTGTTGACAAAGCGGAACTCAAAGAAAAATGTGGTTCGTCGGTATCAACATATCCTCAGATATTTATTAACGATCGTCATATCGGTGACTATTTTACATTCCAGGATTTTATCGAAGAAAAATATGAACCGTTGTTAGAACCGACGTTAGATCGTTTTACAGTCTTTCCCCTCAAGCACCAGAACCTTTGGGACCTTTACAAAAAGGCACAAATGTCTAACTGGACTGCTGAAGAGATTGATTTCTCAAAAGATATGGAAGACTGGGGCTCATTAACGGATAACGAACAAAAGTTCATAAAATATATACTCGCATTCTTTGCTGGTTCTGATGGAATTGTTTTTGAGAATATTAACAATAACTTTGCAGATGAAGTACAAGCCCCTGAAGCTCGTTCCTTTTATGCTTATCAATGTCACAATGAGATGGTACACGGTGAAACATATAGTAAACTAATTGACAAATATATCAAAGACTCGACAGAAAAGAAGCAATTATTCCAAGCAATTCAAACGATTCCGTGTATTGAACGAAAAGCTAAATGGGCCATGAAGTGGTTTGATAAATCTAGACCCTTCGCCGAACGCCTTTTTGCATTTGCGTGTGTAGAGGGTATATTTTTCAGTGGCTCGTTCTGTGCTATCTTTTGGTTAAAAAAGAGAGGTCTACTTCCAGGACTCTGTTTCAGTAATGAACTCATTAGTCGTGACGAAGGTCTTCATCAGGAATTTGCTGTGGAACTTTTTAAGATGCTTCGCAACAAACCATCTTACGTCACAACCCATGAAATTGTTAAGGAAGCTGTCGAGATTGAAAAGGGATTTATCTTAGACGCACTCCCGTGTAGTCTTATAGGAATGAATTCTGAGAAGATGTCGGAATATATAGAGTATGTATCTGATCGTCTTTTAAAACAAGTTGGACATCCAGCGATTTGGAATTCAAAAAATCCATTTGATTTTATGGAAAACCTATCATTGGACGGTAAAACAAACTTCTTTGAAAAGCGAGTTGGTGACTACGGGAAGATGGATGATGAAACAGAAAATATAGGATTTGACGAGGATTTTTAAACATTCTCTAACTCATCTATCTCTATACTACTTTGTTTTCGTTGTATTTCTCCGCTTTTACGTTTATTTGTAACCGCTGAGAACGCACCTAACCAACGAGAAACAGCACGTTTAGAAGAGGTTATAGATGCTGCATCATCACTTACAACAATTGAAAGTCCGTTACATACATCTGGCTTATTTTCTTTATCCGGAAACTGAACCATGAATGCTTGTATAGAAAACGCAGGTATATCTGGAGCTTCATCAAGAAGTTTGTCGTATTCCTCTCTTGACTTCATGATAAATTCTACAACGTCAGATCTATGTCTGATATCAAGAGAAATTTCCATATCTATGGATCGATAAAACTTGGACCATTGAACACACATGGAAGAGTGTGCTTCAGATAACGGTAAAGATTGCGAGAATTTTGAAATACTTGATAAAATACCAGCAATCACATTTAGGAAAGCAAAGAAATATTGTATGATTATGATGCGTGTTTTTGTTTCATTGCTTACCCCATCATTGCCACTAGGATTTAGTACAGCAAAACCACCTACACCTGTTATTGAGGCTATTATGATAGATGGATAGGCCAGCCAATCATTTTGTTTTTTGTAATATAAACGTGCATGATTATGCAGCCAACGATATCCGGCCGCTTTCTCGGCCCATTTGATTAAAAGCCTTTCTTGTTTTTCACACCATCCATCACATTGATCGACGGCATTATTCATGACTTATATTACGCTGATATATTTTTCGCGCATTCTCTGGCAAGTTTGTCCACTTCTTCATTTTTAGGATTTCCGTTATGAGCTTTTACCCATTTCCATTCAATCATGGCGATTTTTTCTCTCGCATTGTCTAGTTTAACCCACAACTCTTTGTTTTTAACATCTCCGCCATTGGCGGTTTTCCATCCATTTTTCTTCCAAATATGAATCCATGAAGTTATTCCTTGTTTCACGTAGTTACTGTCGGTAATAATAGACACTTCTTTCTTTTCCATCCATTTACACTGCTCGAGTGCTTTGATGATAGCTGTCATCTCCATTATATTGTTTGTAGTATTAGGTTGAGATCCACACAACTTAAAGTCCTTGCTTATTGCAGCCCACCCTCCTCTACCAGGGTTTCCTAAACAGCTTCCATCAGTATACACTTCGTACATAATTACTTCTCGTCTTTATTTTTTATGTCTCTGTAGTCGGATGCCTTCTTTGGGGTTTTGCAAATTGTGTCGCCACAATGGTCTCTATTTTGATAAACAGAGTTGATAGAAGTTGAAAGTTCGTTACACGTCTTAAGACTCCATCGACCCAATACAGGTTTATCTACTTTTACGAGAATATCAAAAAGGCGTTTTATCATTATCCAATGTGAGAGGCTTACATTTAAGTAAATAAAGATATAAACCGATCTTATTTAAATGAAAGTAGAGATCTCAAATGCTGATCTCATTGATCGAATAACGATACTAGAATTAAAAATGGAATTTCTAATAGGAGAAGAAGTTTTAAGAGAACTTCAAAAAGAATACGATCTTCTTATACAACATGATATAGATACCCCATACAGAGAAGAACTCAAAAATATAAATAGAGGAATTTGGGAATTTAGAGACATGAATCGATTACTAAACACTAAAGGGTGTTACAACCAAACGTTTATTTTTAACGCAAGAAGAATTATAGAACTCAATAGTGAAAGAGAAAAAATTAAGCATCTTATTAACTCTGAAACTAATTCTTACATCATGAATCAAAAAGGTTATAATACACCTATATCTACACCATCTCCGTCTTATAATTCGTTTGGTTCTCTATCAGAACAATTATTTTTGTAGACTCACATTAACGAAGTGGTCTATCTTATCAAGTCTAACTCTTGTCTTCTCAACAAGCTTTTTAATTTTAGTCCTCTCCTCTCTTATGTATCTAGGAAAGTTCCAATCCCCTATTTTGTGTGTAAGAGAAATGGTATCAATATCCGTGTACAAATGATCCAGGTACTCTCTAAATCTCAAGACAAACATCCTTATGTATCGTTCTTCAAAAACAGTGAGAAATTTTTTGAACCTCAATCCCAATGACGGTGGTTCAATATATTCCGAATTGTTGTAGAAAACGTGTGTCATTGGTATATCACCAAAACGTTTACGAAATTCCTTTTCTTCATCACTGTTTATACCGTATGAAGCACAGAGAATATTGTCGAGATGACCTTTGAAGTCGATAAAAACATTATGCACATCCATGCTTTTGGAAAATTTTGAAGATTTTCCAAAAGCCTGTTGTACGTTTCTGAAGCAGTGGTATCCCAATACCGACAAATTACACGTCTCCTTTCCAAGGGTGTACCAGAATAAATCTGGGTCATCTTTGTATGTAAAGAATTTGTTCGTAAAACTGAGAATGTGATCAGCCACATCTCGGTTCAGAGGAAGTTCATGAACAACTTCATGAAGTGAAGTATCCCGAATTACTGAATCAGGTATCGACATTTTGAAATATGATTCACTAATCGAGGGCTAACTTAGGTTATTGTTTTAGTATGATTATAAGTATTCAACTTTCGTACCTTTTGGAAACTTGGTAGGAGAGGTTTTCTTTTTAGGAGGAGAAGGTTTGCGATTAGGAGTAGACCGTTTAGGCACTGGAGGAGGCCTGGGTCGCATTGCACGCTTCTTAGCCGCTACTGTTCGTTTAATCAACTGATCAACATCGAGAACATTTGTCGTAGCTATTTTATTGCTAAGTTCTTTCACGTCACTATTTATCGAGGGTTTGTACTTGTTAATCCATGCAGCACCATACGCGTTTATGATCTTTTTGCGAAGGTTCTGTATTGGCTTGTATTTTTCAATCATCCTACATAACTCGGGTACAGTCTCTTTATTTGTGCGTTTAATCTTGAGTGCGTCGACAATTTGTTTGAGCTTCTCCTTTTTGTACGTCTTGCATATCCTGTTACTCAACCTGAACGTGTTATTTTTACCAGTAACCTTCATGTTTTTGTTACCAACCTTAATAGAATTGACAACTGGGTTAACACGCTGAACCATAGAAATCATCTTACAGATTTCGGCAACAGTGTTCTTCTTACTTATACCGACAATACCCATGTCTCGGGCAGTTTTTATTACAACCTCTTTGGGTAAACGCCTACACAATATACCATTGATCTTCAACTCCTGTTTATTAGTCATGGCTACATTGTACTTCTTAGCAGGTGGCGTGTCAGGGATTGCCTTACGTTTAGGTGTTTTCTTTGGAATTTTGTAACAGCAATCAAAACCTTGTGGATTCTTTCGTGCAGAAAAACCTGTCTTGCAAGGAGGGACGCGTAATTTAGGGCATGTAGACTTTTTACCCTTTACTTCACGTTTAGCAGGTTTATGTAAGAGACCTGTCGAGAGAAACTCTCCACCTTTATTGAACTTTTTCATAAGTTGTGAACCCTTCTCATACGCCTCGATGAGATCGTCTGGGTTGGAAATACCAAGTATCTGGACTATACCATTTTCTGTGATGTTATAATTGAATCCTTTGTAGTCTAGATAGACTATAGGAGAAAGTTCGGGTTCATAACTAGAAGTTGGTTCTATTCCGTATTGAGCGACAGCTAAGGGAGATACTATACGCTTCAAGCTACGAAACTTCGCGTTTACTTTAAATTGACCACTGATATTATTGTAAAACGCTGGATTGTAGAGGAAAAACTGGCCATCAGTATAATTGTCTACAATATACTTCTTGATGGCGTCGGGTTGTTTGGTTATATTGTTAATACCCAAGAATCCACCCGAATACCTAATTTTACCGTTCCTATAAACAGTGAAACTAATACCCTTCTCCTCTCTAGAATCGAACACACGGGCCTTGAAATCAACCGCAGAAAACTGGAACCCGTCTATGTTACCCTGTGACCCTTGTACATCCTTCCTGAAACCGGTTTGAAATCTCCCGTAAAGACCCCGTATTTCAGTTACCTGGATCTTTATATTCCCGACAAGAATTCCAGTTGGACGAATGGGTTTTCTCAAGATCTTTTTAAGATCTAACCGAGCTTCTTTATCGAAATTTTTATTGACAGTTACATTGAACATACCCGGCTTTAACGCAGATACAACAAACTCTTCGTCATCTAAGAACTGTGCAAAGTTACCATACTCTGAAGTATTCTTTTCTTTCAGGTACCTGTTAAGTTTATTAGATTCAACTTCCATAACACTTTCAAGTTCACGAGCAAAGTTATTATTGTTATTGTTACTGTCGGTTCTGATTTCGACATTTGAATTTTTTACGAATCGTCGCATACCCTGGACGTCCATGTTACTATACAGGTGGATTTTTTTTAGTAACCGTTTCTGAGTATCTCTTCGTTGTCATCGACCACATCGACACCATAAAACACCGGTTGTTTTCTGTAGGAGCGACCCTTATATGTTACGGCTTCTTCTCTTACTTCAATACCATAAGAACTGAATGGTCCCGCATATGTATCTGGATTGAACCGCGGCTTTCCAAGATTGAGTGTTTGTGTGCAGTGAATGGTGTATGCTGGAGTAAACACCTGCTGTGGTACAAAGAGCTTCGTTCCCCGGTCTACCGCACTACTCTCGAGGAAGTTCGTCAATGAGCTTGTAACCATGGCTACCTGTTTCTGGATTTTCTTGAAATACGCTGGTACAACTGCCCATGCATCCTTATCTGCATACTTCTGTCCATATTCAATGTATGCACGAATACACTTCAAGAGAATCGCTGGGATTTCACCCGCCAACTTGTTGTTAAGATGAGGGTCGGCATCCTTATCCTTTACCTGCTTAGGGAAATCAAACACCAACAGACGTCGAAGAATGGAACCAGATGCATCCTTATAGTCGGGAAGTTCGTTACCAGCCATACATCCCGGTGTAACCCACTTTATAGACTTTGCCTTCTCATGCTTTACTGCAACGCTCACATCTTCTCCACTAATAATTGACTGAAGCTCTGCTTGATTAAGACTCATATTCGTCTTGCACTCTGGAGCAATAAACATAAACCCATCATAGATTGCCGAAAGACCGAACTGCTTCTCAGAGTTGGAACTCAAAGTTTTAACATCTTCAGCCTCATAAAATTTCTGGAAAACGTTTGTAAGAAGAGTACTCTTTCCTGTTCTCGCAACACCCTTACAATACATAGCAATCTGCCATCCATCTAGATCACCGACATTAAAGCATAGGCGACCACCCATAACATACATCCACTTAGCTACATTCTTATCAAAGCCTTGATAATCAAGAATACTCTGAAAATACGGTGTGGGGATATCCCACCAGTCTTCCAGGTGTTCATATCCATCGAACACTTGATCGAAATACTTACAGCTTACAATAGTTGGATCAAGACACTGATATTCTTTACTGTCATAGCTGTAAAACTTAGATCTATACTTACCAGTGGCGGGTACATACTCTTTGCCAATGAAGAGACCGTTTTTAAAACTCCATACATGCCTATTTTTTACTATCTCAGGAAATTGAATATCATAGCACTTAGATGCGTGACGAATAACATCATTAATAGTCGATCCTTTAGAAGTAAGATTTTCCCAATTCGTACGATTCGTCTCTTTTTGAGAAAACATATACACTTCAGCTTCAATACTTCTCACAGGCTTCCAAGCACGAGTTGTGTAACCTTCAGCTGTGATGATTTGTGTACAACAGTATCCTTTGTAACGCCTAATATTGTTGATGTACGTATGATTCAGGAAAGAAATAATTGATTGCTGGTAAGGTGAAAGAGTGTCAATCTGTGACGTATTACAACGGAAGAGGGATGGATCAGATTCAGGAGCGATTAAGATCTTCGTGGGTTTGTTGATTCGATCGTAGATGCGAGTGTCTCTATGAACAATCTGGAAAGCATCATCAATTTGTTCAATCACACGATTGATACGTGTAGCAACATTTAGGCCATCATCATCTGGTTCATATTTATCAATCTCTAAAGCCACTGCACGATGATAGATTTGTCCCATCTGTGTAATGAATCTCATATGTGTAGTTGAAACTCTCTCTAGGTCAACACTAAACGGTTTACCGGTTTTCAAGTTGATTTCATCTGGCCTGAAGAAATTACGATAGCCAAGCTCGAAGGATACACGCGTATTGTTCTTTGTTTGTAGTCCCCAGTTCTTCTCTTCATCTTCGAGAACACTTAACAATTGTTCACTATCCAACATTTGGATCTGATTTTTAATAATTTCCATATTCGACTGATGTTGGTCAGCATCTTCGGATATGAAGTGGGTCTCCATCCCTCAATTTACTAATAGAAGGCAGTTATTTTTAAGCTGATAATTTTCCAAGGATCTTTATAAGTATCTTATTTTGCATGGCGACTTGCTGTACGAGTGCTACCAGGGCACTGCATACGGTATCACCATCTGGGGTTGTGAGAATATCGAGGAGGTCAATACTCGGTTCATCGTCTTCCATGAAAAGTTCCTCATCTTCCTCCTCTGGAAGGATCTCACCTTCCTCAATTTCAGGCTCTTGGTCACTCGACATTTGAAGTATACCGAGAAAAGACCAATGTCTATTTTTCGCATGTGCGGTATCAGGCCAAAAAAAAATCTTGCTATATAATACAAACAACTTTCAAAATGGCGGGTGGACTTATGCAACTCGTAGCGTACGGCGCGCAAGACGTGTACCTGACTGGTAACCCTAAGGTTACCTTTTTCCAGGCTGTCTACAAGCGTCACACTAACTTCGCGATGGAGAACATCGAGCAGACAACCAACGGTAACCCTTCCAACAACGGTCGCATCTCCGTGACTGTTGCCCGCAACGGTGACCTTATTGGCGACATGTATGTTGAGCTCGCCTCCAAGATTTCCGCCACCGCCTCTGCCGCCGCGGAGGACTGCAACTGGGTCGCTGAGCGTGCGATCAAGACCGCCGAAGTATCAATCGGTGGACAGCGTATTGACAAACACTACCAGCGTTGGTGGCGTATGTACTCCGAGCTCTACCTCGATGAGTCCAAGAAGGCTAACTGGGGTAAGCTCACCACCGGGTCCGGTACCGTGCAAAACCCCGCCCAGGTCTTCCTTCCTTTAATTTTCTTCTTTAACCGCAATCCCGGTCTTTATCTCCCACTAATTGCCCTACAGTATCACGAGGTACGTGTAGATTTCGATTTAACTGATGAGTTCGAGACTTACTTCAATACCAATACCTTCAAGGTCTGGGGTAACTACGTGTACCTCGACACCGAGGAGCGTAGGCGTTTTGCGCAGAAAGGACACGAGTACCTCATTGAGCAGGTTCAGCACACTGGTGTTGATGCCCTCACCCCTGGCCAGACCAAGCAGGTCCGCCTCTCGTACAACCACCCCATCAAGGAGCTTGTTTTCGCCGCGACTGCTGCGTCTTCCGCTCGTGCCAAGCTTTGGAACTTCACCTCCAATGTTGGTGACACCGATGTTGTCATCAACTCCAACCCCGTCCTCGACGGTTCCAACTGCTTCGTGCCCCTCACCCACGCCGCGGGTGTTCCCCTCTACTCCACCGACGCCGGTACCAAGCCTTCCCTTCGCCTCGTCGAGGAGGGTGCCTCCTCCGATGGTGCCGTCGGCCCCATCGAGACCTTCAAGCTTGTCCTCAACGGTCAGGACAGGTTCAAGGAGCAGTCCGGCAAGTACTTCAACTCCGTGCAGCCCTACAACCACCACTCTGGCTGCCCTATGCCCGGTATTTATTCATACTCATTTGCACTTAAGCCCGAGGAGCATCAGCCTACGGGCACCTGCAACTTCTCCCGCATCGACAACGCCCAGGTTGCCATCAAGGTTAAGTCCGGCATGGGCACCGATGCCGCGACCTCCCTCAACATGTTCGCGACCAACTACAACGTCCTTCGCATCCAATCGGGTATGGGCGGTCTTGCCTTCTCCAACTAAATACTCATACGAAGTATTTTAATAAATAGTATTACAATTCATATTTAAAAATTGTTATTCGCAACTTTTAAAAATGAAATCATAGTTAAAGTTTAGTGACCTAAACTACTAAATGACAGTCCGCGAAGAGGTTATTAAACGCCTGGATTTAGGGAGATCTAAGTATGGTCATGGTGTACGTGTTATGGACGATACGGTAACGTGGGGAACGAAAAAGAATTCATGGCTTGAAATGGCATCAGAAGAACTTCTTGATGCCATAGTCTATGTAATTGCCGATTATCTACGAACAATTGAACAGATGTATGATGAAGACGCAAAAGATGATAACGATCTCATCATGCATATTTTTGATAATCCTAAAACTGTCAATAGTGAAAAGCACCGTTCATTGTTAGAAGGATTGATTAACATGACACAAATTTGTTTATGATTTTAGTAGGTTCGGATACTTGTTTAAGATGAAAGGTGTGATAAGAAAAGTCGTATCCTAAAAAGTAATCCTTAATTTGCTGGGACATACTCATAGCTTCACCAATCCTGGGAATACCTGTACACACAGATATCTTTTCGAGTTCAAGTAAATAATCCTCCATGATGACGAAACGTCTAAGGTTTTCGTCAGACATGCCACGCTCTTTCATAAGTTTGTACATAGCAGCTGATGCACCATCAGACATGTGAAAATTCTTTGACCCTGGTACTTGTTCTGTTGGAGAATTAAAGAAGGCATACATGAGAATACCTCCGATAATGAGTGGTATCATTTAGTATATGTCAAGATAATCATTGGAAATTAGTTGTTACAACGTTCAAGGTTATTCCTGATAATTTCACACCTCCTACACCATGTCCTCCACGAACGCCTCCTGCACCACCTTCTCCAGGATCGCCTACACGACCGCCAACTCCCGCCGCCTGCCGAACCACATTGCCGATATAATAACCACACCCACCCGAGGTACCTGTAGTACCGCCGCTCAACCCTCCACCTCCCGATGTTCCTCTTCCTCCTGGTCCTCCTGGTTTTCCGTCTTCCCCGATTTGCCCAAAGTCACCACCTCCTCCTCTCCCTCCACCACCTCCAGAACCACCTCCTCGCCCAAGATATCCTCCACTACCACCAGCTCCGCTAAGACACCCACTACCGGATCTTGAACCACTTACATTTCCTGCGAAATTAGGAGCAGTGATATCCCCCCTTTGTGGTCCTGTGTCCGTCCCTCCCTCCACTATTTCACCGTGAGTCGGATTATAATACTTACCGTGTCCTCCAGTAGTACCGGTGATCCCGGTATCACCATTACACCCTTGGGCACCGCTGGCTCCATATTGACCAACTGTTTTGGATACATCTCTAGTTGAATTAATACCGTGATAGACGGTATAAGAGTACTGCCCCTGATCAGTCTTCCAGTAGCTCCCTTGTGTACATATATAACCACCATTATCAGTTACACTAGTTAAAAAATAGTAAGTCGACGAACCTTGAGCAGAATATACAAGGTTACCATCCCAATACCATTTCGTATGGTACGTGGTGTTGCTCCATCCACCATACTCACCGTAGTACATATAGTTATTATCATCCTTACGTTCAGGCTTCCAGCTCCATCCTTCCTCTCCTATCCCTCCACCTCCTCCACCACCGCCTCCACCACCTCCACCGCCTTGACCACCACCTCCTCCGCCTCCGCCACCTGGTTTTAAATATCCAACATTATAAAGATGAAGGGGATTACTAGGTTTATTAACAATATTAACACAATCACCACCTTTTCCTCCGGCACCACCTCCGGCCCCCTGACTTCCGGTACTTCCATTACCTCCTTGCCAGGTGTATAAAGCATTTATATCGTAATAAGTCGCACCACTACCTCCACTACCTCCACTACCTCCACCACCTGCACCAGACCCACCTGCACCTCCCTGTCCAGGACCTCCGTATATTGTACCTCTATTATGCACGATTAATATGATATTATTATTATTAAAATCTATAGTCAATCCACTTCTAGCGTAATTTGTAGCGTATACTATACCGCCACTATCAATATAGTACCTTACAATTCTTTTACGATCACTCGTACTTAAAGCTACGGTATTGTTGTTTATTATTACTCCATCCGCACCACCTGCTATAGTGTTAGTGTTAACGGTTATACGATATTCCTTTGCGACATTACGAAAATAGCTCAATTTTAATTCACCAGTCGTAGGTAATTCTTTTGCTTTATTTCTCAAATCGTTTTCTATGATTGGGTTCCCAGTGTCGGTATTGCTCACATATGTAGTATTGTTAACTATAATCCCGTCTTTATAGTAATTACTCAACCTCATACCACCTGTTCCGGTTTGATCATACATAGCTCTTACATAACTAAACTTTAACGTTCCCGAATACGGTAAAAGCCAAGTATCACTTGTGGACCAAGTCATCCTAATTTAACCTGATAAATATTTTTTAGTAGTTAAACGTCGTTTCTGCTACATTATTCTTGTCAATACTTGTTACACCACCTACACCCAATGGTGAGGTGTGTTCAACGTGTATACCATATGTACCGTTACTGATAAGACCGACTGAAGGTGTTAAGGTAACAGTTGTATCTGTGGTTGCAATTGTAGAATTCCAATGCTTTGAATTCTCATCACCGGTTATACTTAAGAAACCCTTTCCAATATCTCTACCAGTTCCACCAGTTACATCTAAATTAAGTACACTAATGTTACTTGTGGGTTCTACTAGATGAGCTGTAATCTTCGCGGAGAACATCTGGTTTGCGAAGACGACATTGATTTCGGGAGTTGTAGAGGCTGTGATGGTACCACTCGAATAACTGTACGTCTTCCTGGTAAGTCCACCAAGGTTGGTAATGAGACCATTGGTTACCCTGACAGTATCAGAGGCAGTGAGATTTGCTGTGTGAATTGTATCGGAAGCCGTGACGTTTGTTGTAGCAATATTAGCAGTGGTTATAGTGTCGGTGATGTTCAAGTTCGTTGTGTGAATGGTATCAGAGGCAGTGAGATTTGTGGTCGCGACGTTAGTAGTGGTTATAGTGTCAATGATGTTCAGGTTCGTTGTGTGGATGGTATCAGAGGCAGTGATGTTTGTTGTAGCGACGTTAGTAGTGGTTACGGTATCAATAATATTAATATTCGTTGTGTGGATGGTATCGGAGGCAGTGAGATTTGTGGTCGCGACATTAGATGTTGTTACTAAACTGGAAAAGTCACCACTTTCCGCATAAACGTTTCCAACTATACCAACACCACCAGCGACTTGTAAAGCACCGGTTGTTTTAGAGGTACTTGGTGTACTTCCAGAGATTATTGCGTCATCAGAAACAGTTAGGTTGTTTTGTGTAATAAGATTACCAAGTATCTCAACTGTGATTAAGTTAGAGTCATCAAGAATGTGATTGTCTGTAACTGTGTTTTGTGTGTAACCAATTGTAAATGTGTGATCGTGTGGGTCGTTTTCGGTTGCCACCCCGTGATGAATCAACCCGATGTTTTTACCGGGATGTTGCATCACAATACCAACATCGAACAAGTGACTCGTGTTATTGTTGGCAATACCTATGACACGATCATTGATTACAAGACTCTCTGAATCAACGGTGAATGAATTTCCAGCAACCATGATATTTCCTAAAACTTCTAGGTTAGATGTTATTGTTGTCACATCAGTTGAATGTGTAATGTGAGAATCGGCTAAATATTGATTCGCACCTACATATGGAATTTTATTTTGAGTTAATGCTCCGATCGAAATGTTATCCCCGACATTTACATTCCCTGTCGTAGCAATACTTGTCATCGAAAAGGCACCGGTGAGATTACTGCCATCACCATAAAATGTATCCGCATATACGTTACCCACAACACCCAAACCTCCGGCAACTTTAACCGCACCCGTAGTTGTGGATGTAGAAGATGTGGTATCAGTTACGTTTACTGACTCTGCATTAAGAAGCCCATGGACATGTGTTTGACCCGTCAGAATATGATCATCCGGATTGGGTATGACATATATCCTTCGCCAATATGTCTGACTCGGCTTCGCACCACTATAACCAACGTATGGCTTAGTATATAAAGAAAACACACCGGGTCCTGGGTGAGTTCCGGCACCTCTTCCTTGAAAAGTTGATGCACCCCGCGGAACCGTCCATCGAAATTGTGCCCCGGGATACCCTTGTGCACCGACAGTTTTAACACCGAATTCATAAGGAATTGACATATTTCCATATCCATCGTCACCCGTTATTCCAAAATAACCTATGTGAGGACCTGACGCCTGAGGTCGGATAGATATATGTGATATATCAAATATATATGTAAATCCTTCTACAAAAGTAAAATTAAAATATTCACCCCCCGAGGAGTTAATATCACCGGGATATGACGATACTAACCAGTTAAGGCCGTAATACTGAATAGCTATAGGATTTTGAGCAGTATGTGCTGTTGGACTACTGAAACTAGAATCATTGTCATAAACCACGGATATAGATTGAGTCGTCATTTCACCGGCATTTAAATTTTCCATAAAAGCTTCTCCTTCTGTGGTTGTGTCACTCTTAGCTAAAAATGGGCTAGTAAATTTACCATATGAGTCACCCGCAACAATAACATTCGATGCGTAGACATTTCCAGAAACTCCTAGACCACCAGTAATTTTAGCTGCACCAGTGGTTACAGATGTAGACGCAGTTGCATCCGTAACAATGAGACTATCAATTTCAGCATCTTCAAAGTTTACGTGTGTTGCGTGAACATTGCCTTGGACTCCTACTCCTCCTACAACGGTTAAAGCACCGGTTGTTTTGGAAGTGGTTGATGCGTCTCCGGATACTATAACATTTTTAGTTACAGTTAAGTTATTAGAAACATAAGCATTTTCTGTGACTGTTAGATCAGTCTTAGCAAAAATCTCTCCTTCGGTTGTCAGGTTATTGGATACGTAAACATTTTCAGTGACTGTCAAGTCTGTTTTTGCAAATATTTCTCCTTCAGTTGTCAGATTATTGGATACGTATACGTTTTCAGTAACTGTCAAATCCGTTTTAGCAAAAATCTCTCCTTCGGTTGTCAAATTCTTGGTTACTGTCAAGTTGTTAGAAACGTAGGCGTTTTCAGTGACTGTCAAATCTGTTTTTGCAAATATTCCTCCTTCGGTTGTCAAATTCTTGGTTACTGTCAGGTTATTAGAAACATATACATTTTCAATGACTCTCAAATTGGTTTTTGCAAGGATTTCCCCTTCAGTTATGAGATTTTTAGTTACTGTTAAGTTATTAGATACGTATACATTTTTAGTAACTGTTAAGTTATTAGATACGTAAGCATTTTCGGTAACCGTTAAATCAGTCTTGGCAAAGATTTCACCTTCAGTTGTCAGATTATTGGATACGTAAGCATTTTCAGTAACTATGACATCGCGTGTGACGTTCAGATTATTAGAAATAAGAGCATTACTTGTTACATTTAGATCACCCGTAATAAGGGCTTCACCTTCTACATGGAAATCGGTTATAGGTAAAGTAGTATTAACACCTACACGTGAAGTTGTAGTATCGACATACAATCCATCAGTACCAACAGCTAGATTTGAAGCTATCTTAGCATCACCTATAACATCGAGGGTAGATTGTGGAAACAACGTGTTGATACCGATACGGTCACTTACCGCATCAACATGTAATAGGTTTGTGTCGACAGATAAGCTTGAGTTTGTATGAAGACGACCATGGACACGAACGTCTATAAGTTCTCCGGATGGGACAATAGTAGTACTGCTTGCACTACTATCTGTGTGTGCGATAGCAAATTCATCAACAGAGTCACGATACCCCATAGCGACATTTGAACCTGGACGGTTCATGATAAAACCCACGTCTGATGTGGTATTACCTTTTCCAATCTCTACAATAGCATCCTTAATGGTTGTGTTTTCAGTGTCGATTGTTGTCAGTGTTCCCCTAACAGCCAGGTTTCCTCCTACCAAGAGATTATCTTGTATATATGAATCACCCCGAATGGTAACAACATTAGCTCCAGTTTCATCTACAGAAAATTTAGATCCAACATCTAGCGTGTGAATAGGTTCTAAATTTGAAATACCTATATTACCTGTTGTAACTAACGCGTTATCTGCTTCATACACGACTGTTGATGTAATTACATTGCCTAAATTTGCATAGAAATCAATCTCACGACCTTCTACAGCTTGAGCGTTAATATTGGAGTCAACGAGTTCTCCGGTTGCATGATGAACACCCATCAAAGTAAAGGTTAAACCTTCATCTCTTCGAATGGGACTCATGAAAAGACCTGCATGATCAGCATTAATTGGAGTATCAGAAGCGTTGATCACAATCGTATTTTCGGCCTGGTCGTCGTTATGCCAACGACCAAATCTCACCTTGGTGCCGCGATCAATAGTGCTTAAGTTCTTCACCATTTAATATAGCTTAGTATTTTAATTGGCATAGAGCAAACCGGCAACCCCATTGGAAATCTTAAGGATATTGTAGTTTACCGCATATACTGGATCAGTTATAGGCATTGTTTCACTAAATATTTTCGCATCATCTAATCTACTGAAATTTAAAGTTCCTGTGGGTTGCATAAGGCTTGTTGTAAGACAGAAACAGAACAGGAAAAAGTCTGGAGACGTAACGAAATTAGTATGGTAATAATTCATGACTTCTATAAAGTGTGGACGAGCCCATTTATACCCGTCAATGTCTACACCATTTATTGTTACTTTTACTTTGTTATTGTACGAAGTTAACGCACTGTAACTAGATGTGTTGCTTGATGCAATATATTTCACTGGATGATTAAAGTGAAGCTCTTGTATAGTTTCATTGCTTGGAATATTCTTTTGGACTTGGAAGATCAACATTTCTAAATCTCGGCTAGCGAAAGTTCCACGCTCCTCATTGTCTAAATAGTAGTAGTTACTGTACGCAGACCACTTATAGTTGCCAGCATCTGGCCCCCAATGAATACGTACTTCCACATTGTGATAGTTCAAGGCTACAAGTGGTATAGCCATTTGTGGAGACTCACAATAAAAGAAACGTAATGGATAAAAATATGAACGAGCACTTATACCTGGGTGAGTACCGTTAGAGCTTTTACTGACATTGTTAGCAAATGTGTCAATAGCAATTTTTTCTGTAAACACTGAATCTATAGTGTCAATAATTTGCCCCCCCAATAAAAGCTCACAATAATCAATGAGACGTGTCCAATCTGGATGATCCAGTGATGCGTTGTTATCATCGATAGTGAAATACGTATAACCAAGAAGGTCACCTGTCTTTTCGAAACGGATAGTTGACATGGAACCACCATTCACAGCCCCCTGTATCAATTGTTTTTCGACGGTCTGTGAAAAGTTTGAATGTCTTTTAAACGTCGAACTGAAAAACGAAATTTCAGGCTTTCCCATAATATGTTCATCTTGAGAACCAATAGCGATGAGTTTCACTATACCGGATGACATAGTTACAATAAGGAAAGGTTTATTTTAAGTTCGACTTTTTGCATACAAAACGAAGTACGAGAAAGTTATTACCTGCGGAAGAAGGATTCTTAATTGTATTGCCATCCTCGTCACGAATACGAACTGTGAGACGATCGAGTTTGGCAATGGGATCTAAAAATTGCTGGGCAACTATGTAGTTGTCTTTGAAGGATATGACCTGATCTCCAGAAGTTGCCGACGTTTCACTTATGAGACTAGCAAAAGAGTTTCGTAAAACAGACAACCCTGGCTGAGAAGAAGTAGAAAGAGGGGGATCTTTCGTTGCTCTATCGGCAAAATTACTGTCGAGTTCATCTATCGAGATGTAACAGTGTTCTGTGCTGTGAATTGTTTTAATACGTGCACCCAGAAGACGAGCTTGTACAACATTCCTAAGAGGTGTGTTGAGATACGCTGTAAAAGTGTTTGCACTCGATTGATCAATGGTATCAACAGTAATAGTGTGGTACTCATAATCAAAATCGGGAACATCTAATCTAACAGCAGCAACTGTTGTCATTTACAGTATGTTTAGATTAAAGATCCACCAATTCCATCTACGATCGCATAACTCGCCTGGTCCCTCACAAGTTGCTCGGACTTGCAGAGACCACCTGGAGTGAGGGCCTTGGTGTATGTGCTACCCTCGGCGGTGTGACCTGGAGTACACTCGAGCTTGTATTCAAGTTCGTGAAGCGAATCCTCGTTGATGGGTTCAACTTCAATGGGTCTGGGTTGGTAGCAGCTCATCACAGTACGACGAATGAGGAAGCCGATGGCAACTACACTGAGGATTACCAAAAGGGTATTACGGTTAAATTTCATTTAATATTAAGTAACATTTTTTATGAAAGTGCGTTAAAGATAGTACTTTAGTTTCATTATAAAGAGTAGATGGACGAAGAGATTATCCTAGATCGGGGAGATACCGAGATCCTTAAATTGGACGAAAATGAACAGGCTCTGATGGATGAGATTCAAATTGCCCCGCCTTCTCGGCCCAGACCCAGGCCCAGGCCTATGGTTTCATCCAGGCCTCCCCCGATAAACAGACAGGAAGAGATCGACGCGTTCGCTAATCCCACAAAACAATCAGCTCCACCTAAACCTCCTGCTGAAGAAATAGATTATGGTGAATATGGTGACTTCCAGGATGATGACGTCGATATGGGAATGGGTGGAGGAGGTGAATACACTGAAGAACAGCCATCTAAAGGATATACCTCTATTGACGAAGAGAAAGCCGATTTATTAAACAAACTTGCACGTCTTGAGAAGAAGGGTGTAAACACAAATAAGCGTCTCAATATGTATTCGAGTGTTGATGAGATTCGAACGGAAGTTAAGCGTATCACGTATGGTATAGAAGTTGATCAGAGTATTCGTTTCTCAAGGCGTATGCTTGTCGCTTGTGTCACTGGTCTCGAATTTCTTAATAAACGCTATAACCCTTTCGAGATTCAACTCGAAGGTTGGTCTGAAAGTGTGATGGAGTCAGTTGAGGATTATGATGGGGTATTTGAAGAGCTATACGTGAAATATAGGAACAAGGTGAATGTGGCACCAGAGGTGAAGTTGATCATGATGCTTGGTGGTTCGGCAATGATGTTCCACTTAACGAACAGTATGTTTAAGGCAGCTATACCTAATGTTAATGATGTACTGAAGCAGAACCCCGACCTTGTTAAAAATATGATGTCAGCGGTACAGAATACAGCTGCCCAGTCTCAGGCACCAGATAACCCAGATGGACCCTATGAGATGAAGGGACCTGGTGTCGACATTTCGTCTCTTATGGGAGGTATTATGATGCCTCCTCCACCACCAATGAACACAAAGCCTCTTGAGACTGTTCGTGAAGATCCTCCTTTAGTTGACGAGGATGATAATGTGTCTGACATTGTTTCCATTTCGGGGGAGTCTACTGGTGGTGAGGTGAAGGAAGTAAATGTTACAGGAAGCTCTGGTCGGAAGAGGAGAAAGAAGAAGACAGAAATTAATCTGTAGACATAGTATAAATGATAGGCTACTGTCCAATCGAAGAGGAGCCCGTCGCTCCTCCAGCCCAAAGGCGGGTTGCGGTCCCTCAGAAGAAACCGACGACAGTGGAAGATACAGAGTGTAACTATGTAGTCATGTTCTTCATTGTTGGTGTGTTAACACTTGCGTTGATGGACACTTTAGATCGTTAATTATTCGTTTTTGCCATACTTATTTGATAAGCATGGGAAAAATGAAATGTTTATTTAACCTTTTCGGATAATTCCTTTACGGCTTCAATGAGAAGGCCTATGAGACCATGATACGATACAGCATAGTAACCATCATCCCTTGTAGAGATAGTTTCCGGGAGAATCTTCAGTACTTCTTGAGCAATAACACCCGCAGATTGTTTTTCGTTAATTGTGTATGTGTATCCAGAAAGCTCTTTTACTTTATCGAGAGCTTTAGGAATCTTCTTAATATCACTCTTTAGGCGTTTATCTGAGGTTATAGCAAAATCAGTGGCTCCAATTTCTGCATTAAAGTTGAACGTGGAAGTGGGGCCATTGGGGTGGGTGAATGTACCACATGTTAACGATTGGAAAACTCCAACACCAGCGGCGCTTATACTAGCGTTGGTAGTAGTTCCCGAGCTGATGTTTAGACCTCCTCTAATCAATAATGAGGTATTAATACTGCTGTCACCAGCTGTCATTTTACATCTTTCGTCACCATTATACTTCCAGATTGTATCACCATTGACACTAAGAATCGTCCCACCGGTCTCTACACCAACCCCTATATCCATGGTACCAGCAAATGAACCATTACCATATTTATCGATAACAGCGTTAAAATCGTTATTAGCTGTACCAATCTTTAAATTAGCATCTGCATTGTAAATTTCTACATTACCACCGTTTACTGCTATAGCAGACGCACTTAACGTACCCCTGAAAGACCCAGTTCCATCTCGAGTTAGTTGAACGTTTGTAGTAGTGCCATCATCACCAAACATGGAAAACGATCCACCTTTTTGCTCTATATTGTTGTTCACCGTCATTATACCACCGAATGACGAGGTATCAGCAAACTTGGTTGCTCCAAGAAACGAACCGGTTTGACCAGTGGGGACGGTTAAACCACCATTTAAAGTCGTATGGTGGCCAGTACTTACTGTAAGAGTATTATTGATGGTCATCGCACCGTTAAATGTAGAGGTACCATACTGGTCTATATTGGCATTAATATCGTTAGTACCCGTACCAATGTTCAATTGTGCACCCGAGTTGATTATATTAACCGTCCCCGATGTGACATCTATACCACCATGGGTTGTTATCATCCCATGAAATGAAGACACACCGTTTGTTTGTAACAGAATTTTATCACCAGTACCGTCATTCATACTAAAAGATCCATTAGTCATAGCCAGGTTACTGTTCATCGTCATGTCGCCTCCAAATGAAGATGTGCCAATTACTTCAAGATTATCGGTACCAGCATTACCCATTTTTACATGACTCTTAAATGTGGAAGCACCTGCAACTTCGAGTGCTGGATTACCAGTCGAAGTGTCAGATGACGCATTTATACGTACGTTACTGTAAAATGAACCTGTTCCATCCTCTCGAAGAATAACTCGGTTAACAGACGGACCATTTTTCACGATAAAACTTTGACCATCGACAAAAACATTTGAATCTATTGTCATGTCACCACCAAAGGAAGATGTACCAATGGTTTCGAGATCATCGTTGAGTGTCATAGCTCCTCCAAACGAAGAGGCACCACCCACATCTAGAGTCTGGTTAATATCTATGTTACCACCAAATGAACCATTTCCATCAGATCTCAATAAAATGGTATCATTAGCAATACTTACATTCGTTGAAATATGCACATTTGAATCAATGAGTTTTAATAAAGATGTACGGGTTATTTCACTGGTTTCAGTGTTAGAACCCATCATGCAAATGATATTACTGTCATCTTCTAGAAGTCCATCAGTTGATGTTTTAATTACGAGTGTATTACGTCTAGGTGCACGTACTTGAGACTGGATGGAACTTATAACAATAGAACCCTGTGTTTCACTTGCTTGTTGGGAAGTATCGTTGAAACCTGCCAAAGCACCTATAGCTATAGATCCAGGTCCCATTTGATTACCTGCCTGAGATCCAATCGCTAATGCACTGGTAGATGATCCTGCTCCACCCGCGGAATTTCCGATCCGTATTGTAGATGTAGTTACACGTTCCTTCAAATCGTCTACATCAGTTTGCAAATTTGTAATATCACCAAAATTGGTTACAGCACTGATCTTACCTTCAAGAGTTTCTATACGAGTAACATTATCATTTAAATTATCGTTTAATATAGAAATATTCGAAAAGTTTCCATTTATATTGGCAACATTAGATAAATGATAACTTTCCAAATTGGCAAGACGTATAGCATTAGATCCCGTGTCTGCCTGAAGAGTGGTTACATTAGAATATGTTCCGTCAACAATAACAGCATTTGCTGCTAAATCAGTAGTTAATGTATCAATACGAATAACATTATTTACGTGGTCATTTTGTAAAGTTAGTAAAATGGGTGAATACACAGTACCTGAAAACTGACTTAAAAATGATTCAATACTTACAATATTACTTTGCACATTGCTTATATTCGAAAAGTTATTAGAACTGAGAACCTCAAGATTAGAAGTCCTTGTAAAAAGTTGTTGTGTATCACCAACATCTACTGTGGTGGCACCCTTTGCAACTACGGTACGTTCGCCGTTATCATCGAGAACATTGAAGACAATTTCTCGAACTTGAGGCGTTTTACCAACCATGGTTTACTACTTTAGTTTCCGAATAAAATTCCAGCCATTCCGTCCTGGACACGTAACACATTGAAATTCACTGCATAAATTCGTATGTCTTCTCCGGTTCTTAAAGTACCAAGCTTTACATCTCTCAATTGAAGGTTGGCGTTATCGAGCCTACTGAAATTACAGGTTCCTGTAGATTTGTACTCTGAGGCATTTGTGCAAAAGTGATATGCGTAATATCTTGTGTAAAATGGAGTGTTATAAACTTCATTAAAACCAGAAACTCCGTATTCAGATTTATAATAATTTTGTACCGAGTGGAAATAGGTTGGTGTCATACCTTCTAGTAAATGTGTACCATTTAGAAGTATATCGGCTGTGTCAAAAGTGAAACGATCTTCTATCACGTTACTGGATTTTGTTGGAACACCAAAGAATAAAGACTTGACTGGGTGATTAAACGTTGATAAATCATAGTCGTTATACCCTGTAACCATTTTCTCTTTTATAGTTTGTGTCTGTGTGATTATGAAATCGTGCTTATTAGCTGTAAATTTCTTTCTTTCTGGTGCATCCAAATAAACATAATTACCATATAGTTTTGCTGTAAATGGTGTATTCATATTCTTCTTGAATCGTACACGAACCTCTACTTGATGATATTGCAAAGCTACCATTGGAATGTACGAACTTTTGCTGTTAAAAAAGAATGTTAGAGGAACAAAGTTGGTATTACTTACGGAACATTTATTGTTAATCTCCTGAGATTTCGTATAGGTGTCAGCAAGATAGTTTTGGTAAATGTCGCTAATGAAGTCAAATGGTTGTGAATCAACTTTTTGACCACCTATGTAAATGTCTATGACAGAATCCTGAAACCCTTCGACCAAGTTAGTACCTTCAAACCATAAATCGGTTAAAAGATCACCACTTGCTGGGATGACACAAGAGTCTTCTGCTAACGAAAATTCCTTTATAAATTTTGGAGCTTGTGCAAAGTTTGTGTGTCTTGTGTATTTAGAGGTAAATAGAGACGTTCCTTCACCACTCATATAAAAAACATCTTGGGCCCCCTTAGCGACCAATTGTATCAATGCACCAGACATATCTATTACTTAACCAGATTATAAAAATAAACACTTTCCCTGAAAAGGATTTTCGTCTTCTTCCTGTTCCTGGACAGCATCTATGTTGAAGCCACCTTGTTTGTAAACTCGGAGACGTTTCTTATACATGGCAAAAAGTATAGACCAATGGTCTACAATATCATAAATATGTGGGTTGTTTTGCTTTCCAGGTGTCTCTCTCATGATACGACCAATTGATTGTTGAATATCAGATTTGGGTGTCGCTAGAATAACAGTGTCTAATGTAGGAATATCTAAGCCTTCGTGTGCTTGACTAAATGTCGCAAATATGATTTTCTTTTTTGAAGACGCTTCAAGGTCTGCCTCCTTCATGCCCCCCATGTAAAGTCCGGAACTTTTGGGAAAACATTGATGAAGAAATTCACAATGTTGTCTTCTATCACTGAGAACCAACAATTGCCTGGTTCCACTAGATGCTTTCTTTACAAGATTAACCAACATCCTATTTCTGTCACGACTCTCTACGAGTTCAGTAATCATGTTTACCAACGAAAGTTGACCATTTCGTGTACAAGGTGGTGGATTCTTAAACATCGGACATTCATATTGGATCGAAAATACTTCAACCTGATCCTGATTCTCTCTTTCTACAGCAAAAAATGTAGGACCCATGAACCAGTGTAGAACTTTACTGAGACCATCTTTACGATGTGGTGTTGCTGAGAGACCAAAGATGTGTTTTGGACACATTTTGAAAAGACTCTGACTGAATACTTTTGCACAGATATGATGAGCTTCATCTACGATGACAGTACCTATGGTGTCAAAGTCACTGAATGAATATTCCTTTAATGACAATGACTGAAGCATAGCAATAACAAAATCACAATCAACTTCTTTCTTTTCCTGTTGGACCGTACCTACTGTGGCACCTGGACAGAATTGTCTGATTCTTTCCCTCCATTGATCAGCTAAGAATTGTTTATGTACGATGATCATTGTTCTGTATCCAAGCTTACACGCTATGGCCAGGGATACAGTCGTTTTACCGTAACCACACGGTAGAGACAAGACACCATGGCCTGCTTGAATTGCGGCGTTAAATGCATCGTTCTGTTTGGTTTCGTCTCTGAGTTTTCCTTTGAACTGAACTGATGTTTTGACGGGGGCTGGTCTCTTATCGGTTTGTGGAACATAACTTCCGTAGTATCTTGGAACGCAGATTCCATTCTTAGCTGCTCTGTAAACTTTAAAAGGCGGTGGTGGAAATCCGTACTCATTGTTGACGAGTGCTCTTACCGTAAGTTCCTTTTTAATTTCGGGTGTTGGATTCTCTATTATTAGACCAGATCTTGTAAGAGTTGTCATTCTTAATTAGTTAAAGGGGACAAACTTTAACTAATTATAATGCCGTCACTCAACATTGATGAGAATATTAAGAAAATTCGTATGAACATAGAAGAGCTTTCACAGGAAGTTTTCAGGCTTCAGGGTATGCTTTCTACATTTGAAGGTTTTAAGAAAGCTGGACTAAAGGAGATTCAATTACCTGAAGAAGCTGAGCAGCTCGAGAGTACCCAAGAAAAACCCGAGTAATTTCCTATATTCCACACGCCTTTGAAATTTACATCGACAGTAACTTCATCTCCCGTTTTAAGAGATTGTATCGGACGTCCTTTGACTTCACACAACACTCTCCTATACCGAAATGGAACCTTTACAGTTAGAATGTTACCCTCAAGTGGATTATCGATGTGTTTATTTGTAAGTAAGTACCACTTATCTGTATGCATTTGATCTACAATTCCGGATAATCTAGTGGGAATTATAATACGGATATACTTTTTCTCGTTAAATTCATACATTGGTTCATGAACAGTTCCTATGAACTTCATCGTCTTCTCCTATACACTATTATGATTAATAAAACTATAAGTAGCATAAGGATGTGTGTAATCATGAAAGGTTCATATGGGCGACGTGTTCCGAATTGTTTGTTGCAGAATGCACGACCAACCTCGACAGCTGCTTCTATACTCGAATAGGGTGTATTCCTTGGAGACATCATACCACACATGGCCACCTTTTTAGATTTACCAAAGAAGGGAAGTTGACCATTAGGATTTAATACACCGGATGATTGATCGAACTTCCATTTTGTTCCGTCCCATGTAGACCCCCATCCGATTCTGATTTCTTTTGGTTGTACGAGACCAAGTTGTTCGATAACCTTTTCGATCAACTTTTCTTCTTCCATGTGAACAACTTCATCGGTTAGATCACATATCACACAAGCTATGGTTCGTTTATCCGGTAGAACAACTGGTTGAAGATGTAACTCCGTATCAATGACATATTGAAGATCGCTTGGAATATCCATGTCTTCTTCATATTCTAACATAACCGTTATGGCACCGTATGTACTTGGTCCAATCTTTTCTATGGCATCTTCACCCCAATTGTCTTTCATAAGACTGATAGCTGGACTGTTATCGACACAAAGAATGAGAAGACCTTCTTTCACAACCATACCACTTTTAAATTGTGCCGCGAATCCATTATCCAAATACGTAACATCTTGAAGTTCAGCACCGAACTCAAAATGGACACCTTTATCAACCAGTGCTTGTTGCATGGCATCGTTCATAATTTTGAATGACCCCTTAGGCTTGTAAGCGGACGACAAACCTGTATGATCAAAGCTTTTGACAAATTCATAGGCTGTCATGACATCCCAAGGTACTCCATCAATGATTAGTGTTGTTGCTTGTACGAGTTTTTGACCACTTTCCGACAGCTCTCCAACTGCATCTTTTACAGAAACTTTCTTATATTTCCATGGCATCACGAGTACTTTGACTGCTAAACTCATCAGTAGAGCATAATCCTTGGACGATAACTGTTTTTTAATGATATCGGCGTTATCAGTTTCGGCTTTTACAAAAATGTCGTCCCAAGCTATTCCCATCTCTTTCAAAAGACTTCTCGTATTAATGAACGCTCGATCAAAAACTATACGGTGAGCGTGAATATCTCTTGTTTCCAGTGATGGTTCCCACCATGAACCACCAGCTGAAAGCTTTTTGTCGTACACGAATACCTCGTGGTCTGTGTATTTTTTTAGTTCCCACGCGACAGACATACCCGTGGGTCCAGCACCTATGATGTGGATCTTCATACTGATATTACAAAATATCTTTTATCGTGATATATCACGTTGTTAGTTTTACTTAAGAATAAAAACCTTGTATATCATAAGATGCTATGTTTAGCTCAGCAACAGGTACCAGTTAAAGTACCACCAAATCAAAAGATCAAAACATGGAAGTTTGCCGCCAAATATATTTGGAAGGAAAAGTTCACCGAAGACAAGGCGGAGCTTGGAAGATGGACAAAACATCAATTGTTAGATCTTGGCCCTACTTTTGTAAAATTAGGACAGATTGCGAGTACAAGAGGTGACCTGTACCCACCCGAGTTCACGCGAGAACTGGAATCTCTTCAAGATAATGTACCACCCTTTGATTATAATCTTGTAAAAGATGTCATAAACACCGATATATTCAAAGAGTTTGATGAGGTCCCATTCAAATCTGCTAGTATTGGGCAAGTGCACAGAGCTAAACTGCATAACGGTAAACAGGTTGTTGTAAAATTAAAAAGACCTGGGATCTATGACATCATGAAATCTGACACAAACACAGTGCGTAAAATTTTAACTGTTGTTCAGTCTCTAGGTATTGATACAGGATCTAGTTCAAATTTTGTACTTAACGACTCGATCGAATATCTACTGGGCGAAGCTGATTATGAACAGGAAGTAGAAAATGCCATAAAGTTCAGAAGGTCGTTGAAAGATGTTGACTGGATCAAGATTCCCCGTGTATATAAGAAATATTGTACCAACGAAATGATTGTAATGGAATATGTACCAACAGAAAAGATCACTGAAATAACGGACAAAAAGATAAACAAGAAAAAGGTGTGTGAAGCTCTTGTAAACTCGTATGTTATTCAGACAATGGAATCGGGATTGTTTCATGCAGATCCACACCCGGGTAATCTTGGTGTTTCCAAAACAGGAAAATTAGTTTTCTATGATTTTGGTTTACTAATTGGTCTCAGTGATGAACTGAAACAGGGATTTGCAGACCTGTTTGTTGCTATCATACAACGTGATACAAGAAGCATAGTATCTATCCTTATAAGACTAGGTGTCATTGTACCAACATCGTCAGACGTTTCGGATATTGAACTTTTTTTTGAAAATATCCTTGGATACCTGGAAACACTCGATGGTGGTGCCATCATGAATGACGAACTAGCTGTAGAATTAGCAATGGAGAAACCATTTGTTGTACCCACAAGCTTTGTATATCTAGCCAAGTCTTTTTCTCTCATAGAAGGAATCTGTCTTCAATTAGACCCAGAGTTTAATTACTTCACGTATCTTGAGCCAATGATCCAAGAACAATTCTTGGATTCTATCGATATAAGTCAGATAATTATGAGTACTACAGAAATCCCTTCCAAGATAGGGAAGATAACCTCGACTGTTCTCGGCTTGGAAAGGTCGAGAGCAGCGATGAAACGGTCAATGATTAAAACGAGACAGGAAATAAGGGTAGTTCAATACAGTGTAATATGTGCATTATTAGCTGAGAGAGTTAGTGATTCACCTCTAGCTTTAATACCTGTGATTGCGGCTATTTGGCTTACTTTTCGTAAAGATCGATCGATTTAGACTTCTTGCTCGCCTTGCGGGCCTCCCTGTTCTTCTTGAAAATGTCTTGATGTTCCTTGAAAATCTCTTTGACACGCCTCTGCTCATCACGAGCAATGTCACTAATCTTGTCCTTGATTCTGTCTACCTCTGTCTGACGCTGTTTTTGAATCTTTTTACCGACTTTCTTGAAGTCGTCTGTACGAGCGAACCAAGATGGAGAAGTTGCAATAGCGAACATTGTGTTTGTTGTATTCTAAGGACATTTAATTTTTAACCTCTTTAGTTTTTCTTCAAACTCGCGCCGTTCTCCTGGTGAAGCAATCGTTGTACCATTAGCGATAGCTTCAATTTCGGGACCCGTTAGTTGTATAGCGTTAACCCTAAAGTCTACAAACGCCTCCATGGTTATAGGGACTAGGGGTTTAACTAATTCGTAGATGGCTGTTGCATAGTCCCTAATTTCCTTCTGTGCACCAGGTTCCATCCTTAGCTGAAGATAATGAAGTAGGTTATGGAGGTTGATCTTCCAATAAAACTCTGTGTAAGTGGATTGAGGAAGGACACCCCTAGACTGCTCGCGACAAGCACCAGAATCTAACATCGTTTGATACACGTCAAACGAACCACCCAAGTGCTTAGACACTCGGTCGTTAAGTTCACCACCAATTTCGACGACACCCTCAGATCCTTGATGATTCACTTGCGACTGACCTCGGATGACATCTGGTTCATAATACTCCTTTGGTACTACAGAGTATCGAGCAGAAAGTTCGTTTATACTGGCGGTACGGTGTCGCATATGTTGCCTTGCAATGTATATGGGCATTTTGATGTGAAACTTGAACTCCACCATTTCGAAGGGTGTCGTATGCCAGTGCCTAAGAAGGTATCGAATGAGACCCCTATCCCCCCTAGAGGTTTTTGTCCCGTCTCCATATGAGACTCGGGCTGCTTGAACGATTGACGAGTCCAGATCTTGTTGAGGCATGTAATCAACGAGTCTAACAAAGCCATGATCCAAAACTTTTTCCATTATATATATTTATCCGTTTATTTCTTTAATCAAGTCATCAAGATCTCTGTAATACCGTTTGAGATCTTTTTCAAATCTTTTCGTTTTTGTGTGGTCTTTATCGTTCAAGTATATCCAAGCTAGATTAGATTTCGAATATTTTGTACGCTTTTGGTTTTCATTTGGTCTACGAGCTACAAGTTTTGTCATCTTTTTCTTTTTAACAGCCGGAGTAACTTCAACTCTATTTACAAAACTCAAAGCTTGCATAACCGTATCAGCCAGGTCATCTTTCTTCTTGGATTTTACGAATATATCTATCCAATGAGCGTTTACGTCATTTTGGCGGATAAACTGTTCGCATCGTTCGATGGAAACCTTCTTCCTTTTCAGGTATTGTGCCTTCCCCGGACCAGCAACATCGGGTATTTTATGACGTGCATCATATATGATTGTCTCTGCATCCGGGTTTTTGATGATGAAGTATGCATGAAGGAAATGCATCACGGATACCATCTTTTTATTCCGATCAGGTTGTTTTTCTATAAGAACCGTTGTTGCATCGAGTACCCATGGACGTTCATCTAAGTGTTTTTTCAGTGACACATAAACACCATCTTTATGTTGAGGTGGTACACCCGATACATCCCACTCAACGACTAAATTTTGACGATCCTCATCGAGTAAACAAATTGCTAAATTCTTTATACCAACATCTATACTAAGGATCATTAACTTAAAAGTTAAATATCTCTTTAAGTTAATGAAGTATATAGCTCATCGAGGATATTCTCTGAAGTACAAGGATAATAGTGTTCAAGCTATAAAGGAAGCATTGTTCAGAGGATATGATGGGGTAGAGATCGACATTCAATTATGTGATACAGGTGAGATTGTGGTATTTCATGATACATACATAGATGATCATTTCCTGTTAGACATGACTGTAGAACAATTGAAGCAAAAGGATATTCATACTCTACGAGAAATCTATGACGAGATACCTGAAATCAAAGACGTACCTCTGTTTCTCGATTTAAAAGGAAATAATACCAAACTTGTTAACGCGTTAATAGATTTTTACAAGAAAGAACCAGTAGAAAATGTAACCTTTTGTAGTTTCAATAGAAATCTCATATACAACTTACCAATTCACTTTAACAAAGGATCGACATTTGAAACAACATTCGTCGACGACGAGTTTGATACATTGACCCGAAATTTATCATGTGTTTTGCTTCACTGGACATGTTTGGATCATCACTTTATAGCCTATTGTCGTTCAAATAAAATTAAGGTTTACACATATACACACAAAGAAGACATGGAGTTGACTTATATGTATAAGTATAATGTTGATGGGATAATTACAAATGGTTTTTAACGTCTATTATTTCTACCTATGGAACCTAGCATTCCCGTCATGAATAAAGCGAATACCAGAATTGCACAAAGGATCGAACAAGCGAAAGAGATCCACGAATTTTTAGTGACGAAAGAAATGAAGTCGAAACCACCCTTTGCAGTGTCCTTAACAGCTTCAGCCGCCTCGTCTGCTACTTCCTTGAAACCTTTCACGACCTTTCCAGTGTCATCTAAAGCACGATCGACGGCGGTGAAAGGATTATCTGTGTCGTATGCCATGCATAAAAGAACTATGACACCTGCACCGATAGCGACCGAACCAGGTGTAATTCCTAGTTCTGCAAGACCCTTTCTGAGAGTATTGGAAGATTCACTTCCTTCTTTTAATACATTTGCAGTATTTTCTATAGCTTTTCCTGCATCATCTGGATTACCCGCAGTTTCTCTTGCCAAGTCGTCAGCTTGGTTTGCTGGTGCAGCCTCCATTTTTTTAGAAACACGTGTGACATCATCAATGTTATTTGGTGGATTTCCAGCTCCACTCATGAATTTTCTTATCGATTTCGATGCCTGTTTTAATTTAGCAGTACTTGCTTTGCTGAATGCTGTGGCAGCGTTTTTAGCTTGTTGTACAAAACTTGGATCAAGTTTTTTACCGAGAGCAGGATCAACTTGTTTAATCCTCGTTAATGTACCAGAATCTAATTTTTTACCTATTTTTGCTAATTGAGCATCGTCCGTTCCCTTGAATGTCTTTACAAATTGTTCAGCGTCTAACTTTTTACCTATCTCCGCCAATCTATTAGTATCGTTTACTCCCTTCAATATATCTTTTAAATCTTCAGGTTTTGCACCATTTAATTTTTTTATGAAATCAGCATCTTGTATTGCTTTTTTGAAAAATTCGTCATTGCCCTTGAGGATGTCGGTTACATCATCTGACAATTTTACTGCGTCAGCAAGACTACCAGCAGCCTTAGCACTAGCTGCCATATTTATTACTTTGTACTGAGAAATTTAAATACCAAGTGTCGACCCAAGCCCTTCCTTGGTGTACACATTTTCTTGTCGCGACTCTTCAGTCTTTTTACATGTTGGTCCATTACCCCTATAACCAGGTTTGCACGGTTTGTAACAAAGTGAAGCGTCCCTTACTTTGTTACCTGGACAGGCATCCGGAACCTTGGAGTCTCCAGCTCTAGAATACCTATTCCTTGGTTTATCACAGAATGCCGAACCAGCTGCACCTGAACGAAATGTGAAATTTGGTAGACATGGTTCGTTACATGTAGTACCTCTAAATTTGTACTGTAAATATTCATTTTCGATGGCCGCACGAGTAGATCCTTCGTCTCTCATGCGTTGTCTAATAGTGCGTTCGGATACACCTTCACTTCTCATTTTTTCTTTTTCTGCTTCAAGTCTTGCTTCAATCTCACCTTCTTTTTGTTTGAGGATTTCTCGTCCAAGAGTTGAATTTCTATCGACCGTTCGATTACAATCTCTTCGTTGATAAAAGCCTTTGTCAAATGGATTGGATGATTTGTTACTTGGTATGAAGGCATGAATAGACTGTAAGCATGTTAAACCAGTATTCTTCGATCCAGGTGGACACGATCCCTCACATTCAAGAGCACTAGACTTGTAACCTTCACGGCATTTAGGATAACACAATTCACCCTTTCTTTCTTTATCTGGTCCACAAACCATCGGTGTTCCTACACCACGACCATATGTATCTTTTATTGCAAATACTGCTTTTTTAGCCCAAGGTCCTAAAAGAAGATTGTAAGGATGTAAAGAAGCTATACCAAGCATAATATTGACAGGGTCACCTGATTTAAATGCATCTATACGATTATCCCAATCCTCGATGTAGGTGCGTGTTATTGTTTTACCTAAAATCAATTCGGCTTCTTTTTGACCTTCACGCATTTTACACTCGTTACCCTTTAATTTTAACCCAAGTCTCTTACAATAATCGTGTGTAAAGTTACATTCACCGCGTTCGTAATTATACGTGACACCGTATACAGCTGGATTTAAACGTTGACTATGTTTAGATGCATTAAACCCATATTCACAGTCGGCAATTAACATTGCATACGGGAAGCATAAACACACCTTCCTTTTCAAGTTCTTCTCTACAACATTAGGGTTGTTTTTTTCACCCGGATTTTCTTTATTTAATACACGATACGTATCGGTATACGCCGCTGTGAAAGGGCTATAATCTGTTGGTATTTCGTCGGGTGGTTTTATGTGTGGATTTGAATACAACAGATGCTTTTCTTTCATTCGTTCGTTATATTTTTTAGCACCCTTTTCATTCAACGTTAAACCTATTGTGTTCTTTGAGGACATCCATGGTACCTTCTCGATTTCACGCCCCTTACCCTTGCTTACATAAAATTCGTAGGCAATCTTATCTCGTTTTTCGGTGTTTGAGAAGGCTTTTTCCATGGCTTTTCCTAACTCTTCTTGCATTTTTTCGGCTTCTTCTCCCACGAGAGGTGTACCAGATAGTTGTGAAATTAAAAATTCGACCATGACTTCTTGAGGCATCAACTCCATGGCGTCTGGTAAGAATTCAGTCATAAGTTTTTCACTGAATTCATTGTTTAGTTCGGGATAAGCTGCCGAAAGGGGAAACAACAAGGGAGCTGTGTTGCCATCTTTTACTAGACTCTCCTCCAAGTTTACATCCAATGTGTTTCTTTTGCGACGTATAACTTCGTTTGCTGTGAAGTTATTGTACCCGAAGGGGTCCGTCATATCAAGAGCTACTGTAAATACAGCAAAAGCTACTGTCGCTGCTATACAAATTGGACCACATGCCGCCGCCATCGCAAATTTTGAACCTGCTTGAGTCGCAGCTACTCGCAAACCCTGTGTCGCAGCTGTTCGACCAATTGATGCAGTACCTGCCACGAGTGCAGCTCGCCCGGCACCCGTGGATACTTGAATTCCCAGTCTTATAGCTACAATAATGGCGGTTTCTGCTAACATACCACCGAGTATAGCAATAGCCAAATCTGGTGCCATTTGTTTCAACACTTCTCCAGTAGATGGCATTTTTGGGTCTATAAATTCACAACATTCAGCAGATTTTGGTTTTGTACCTTCTGGACATTTACCTTCCGCATTTACAGATATGAAACAACCCTTTTTAATTTCTTGATTCAGCTCTTCACGGAATTGTTTACCATCAATACCTGCTTGTTTTGCAAGTTCGTCAACTCGATCTTCTTGTTTCTTGATACGGTTAGATACTTCCTGACTTGGCCTGATGCCTGTGAATAAATTGAAACCTAGGATACCCGCTGATGATGACATCATTGAACTGACCATCATCATAATGAGTATCAGAATAATAGCCGTACTATTATTCTGTCTATTATTCATCTTATTTAAAGGGTACATTTTTTTAGTAATAAAGATGTGGTGCTGGTGGTGCTGCCACCCATTTGACAATGAACCTCTACAGCTTCCTTACGGTTACGACGATCGCCGTAATAAGTTTTCAACAATAGGTTATTTTTGCTCCTGGAGTTGTATGAAGTCGTATGCTCTTGAAAAGTATGGTGTTACTAAGGGTAGTATAATATGTGGTAATATATCCCTTATGCGTAAGAGGTGTTGTAATAAATTAGACTCTATTAAACGAGCACCTCATAGACACAGACTAATTGTTTTTGGGGGAGACTTGACGATAGAAGAATTTAGAGCGGATTTTGTAAAAGATGTGGTTGTGTCAAAACCTATTGAAACGGAGCCAGTTAGAGATAATGTTATATCATTTATTTCAAGCACGAAGAAGATGAATGAAATAAAGAATGTTAATGATGGTTTAATTTTGAAGAGGTCTAAACCTCTACAAAGAAATCAGAATAGTCTAGAAACAGCACTTGGTCTAGTTATTAATCCTCCTCGTAAGCAGGAGTGACGCAGCGGTAGATGTAACGCATGTTGTTACCACTCTTCTCGACAGCGAAACCCTGTAAAAGCTCACCCTCGTAGCACGCGATATCACCGATTCCGGCGGGTACATTCTCGCCGTTGTCGCTTCGTAAAACTTTCAACTGGGCTGTCTGACGATTGGTACCACCTTCTTCACCACCACTATCGTAAGGCTTGTAAGATGTGAGGGCTGTACGAATTTTAGCGGGACCCTTGAGATTGATGCAATCATATCGGTAACCAAGCTTGGTCTTGGATTTATTCTGGTCAAGTACGAAACCAACCAGTGCTTGATTGGACGCACACAGAGCTTGGGCCTGGTGTAAATTTTCTATATCTCCCCTAGAAGATACATACTTTCCAGCTGTCCCGAACTTTAGTTCGCCGGGGTTCTCCAAGGAAGAGCATTTGTATGCATATTTATTATCCTTGTTGATACCAAACGATTGTAAAGCGGTTTGACTTTCATCAACAACGCCACAATTTACAGGCATACCAGCAAGTCCCGTGATTTGATCGTCGTCTCCATCTAATTTGTGAGCGGAAGTGGTTGCGTTCACAGCAGACTCTTCGAGAATGGCGGTAATATCAGCTTCGTCCGCATCACCCTGGATAACAAAGTCGTCGACAATCATGCTTCCACCCGTCAACCCGGTTGATTCGATTGGAGGAGGTGTATACACAGGTTCGGGTTCAGACTTCCCAGTTGGTATGGCACCAGTTTGAATACCATAAGCTACGGCTCCTATGGAACTCATCATAGATCCTAACATGGCCAATGGTAAAATGGCATTAGACATTTGATATAAGTTTAGATTTTTTTATGTATCCTGGGGCAAGTATCGGATTCAGATACAAGATGACAAAGTGGACAGTCAACGTGGATTTTAGTATTTCTCTTTATGAGTCTACCCTGTGAAAAGAGTACAAGATCTTTCACAGTGTATATTCCGTATTCAACCATTTTTTCAAGTGATGGAAACTTCATGTGTTATGTACACGTGTTACTTTTTTATGTTACTTTTTGTAATTACAGGCAAGGGCAAAAGCGAGCAACGACATTCTTCGCCTTTAACATCGCGGCAAAGCTATCAACCATGGGTGGCACAAGGCTCTTGAGAACGGTCTCGAACTCACTGTCCTTCTCGCCGTCATCAATTTGCTCAATAAGGTGATTGAGAACACCGATAACAAGCTTCTTCTTTTGAGAACCCTCGAGTTTCTTGAACTTCTGGGTCTCTAACATGAGTCGGCCAAGGATAGGTGGGATGTCCTCTTTGGTGAAACCATCATCAAGGTATTCTTGCTTGATGTCCTCTACCGTCTGGATGAGGCTCTTTGTGTCAATCTTTCCTGTGAATTTAGCGAGTATAGCGTCCATATCTGTAAAAAAATATTTTTATTTATTAAGATTCGACATGGATGCCACATTGGCTATGAGTATAGGTGTCTATCAGATGTACGATAATCTGTCTACGATCATAAAGACAGATGATGTTCCAATGTCTAAACAATATATAACTCTCAGTATAATGGCGAGTAGTTTATGGTTAATTCACCAGTACAGAACTGGAATGAACTTTACTTCGATCTACACAATCTTGGCGTTGATTTTTAACCTCTACATTTTACACGTCATCTACTTAAAAGAGAGAAAGGATAAGAAGATATAATGCCTTGTGTTATTCTTTCGTCTACTGTTAAGCCCACTGTTACCCCCAAGAAGATCTCCAAGAACACCGTATCTTCTAGATCTCCTCCTCTCAAGAAGATCGATCGTCCTAATGATTATCTCTCTGTGGCCGAGCGTGTAAACGGTCGTGCTGCCATGATCGGATTTACTTCTGCTGTGATTGATGAAATCATGACTGGTAATTCTATCAGCACTCAGTTCCATGATAATATTGGTCTTTCTGTCGCTGTTGCCAGTCTGGCGTTCCTCGGAACAGCGGTGAATCCTAAGGATGAGGGGTATATTCAGGGTTTTTGGAAGCCTGAGACGGAGCTAGTAAACGGCCGACTTGCGATGGTCGGTATTGCTTCGCTTCTTGCAACAGAGTCGCTCCATCCACACGTCCCGCTTTTCTAGATATATAGGCTATAAGGTCTAAAATATACATTTTTTCGTCTATTGACAGTGTTCCTGATCTACGCATCACGTAGATCAAGATTACCCAGAGACAAAGAATTGCCTCTTTCATGCTACTTTCTAGCCGATAAAAATATACCGATAAGGAACACAAGGGTGTATAATCCAAGGGAGAACCTTGACCACATGACCTTCAAATCTTCAGTAATGTTGCACTTCCTTACTAAATCATTGGCCATGAGAGATACAATGACACCCGCAATACCATAAATCATCATGAATGCACCAGTGTCGTTGTTGAACATCTTGGTTAGAAGTAAAGTGGTTGGTATAGCTAAAGCTATGGTTAAGCTATGAGACATGAAAGAAGCCATTCTATCATAGAGCTTCTTTCCCTTGACATCACATCCAGCATACATGTCCATATTTATCGAAGTTGTGACCATGTACATCAAAGCTAGGATGAATATAACTAGGACCGAAACTGCTGGTAATTCTATGTCAATGCTACCATTCATGACACCCTTAGCCGTGTTATAAATCTGCTCGTATCGAGACATGTCTTGTAGTATCCTGACATTTTATTTGGATTACATAAGATCGTCATATAGGTTTTGTTCACCTGGTACCACATACTTTCCGTCGTTCCATCGATTATCTTGTTTTTCAACTGACTTGATATGCCAGATTGCTAGTTCGGGTATAGGATTGACTGTAACCCTATTTTCATATCCGGTTATACTTTCATGAAGGCTGTTTGTGAAACATATTCTAGTTGGTTCATTTTTAAAAATTCGACAGTTATAGTCTGGCCAGTTTATCCATCCCATTTCATTTGCTTTGAAACTACATGCTTCAAGCCACTTCTGTGTAGACCCCGGGTGAATGTTGATTCGGGGAACCATAATGACGTCACCCTTTGTTTCTGTTATGATGTCCTTTATCCTTTTGATCAATGCTTCTTGGGGCATCTCATCTGCGTCTATTAAGAATATATAGTCACCGGAGCATTTGAAATTGTGATAGTTTCTATGCTTCGAAAAGTCTCCATCAAAATCTCTCTCGTTAACTACTATACCCTCTTTGTGATACTCTAAAACATTTTTTACATTGTCAGTCACGTGCAAAGAGTCTACAAGAATATTGATTTCATCGTTTGGGTCTTTTACCTTTTTCAAAAACGAAATGAGAGAATATAACTCTTTAGATTCATTACAGACAGTGATAGCATAAGATAGTTTCATTGTTTATAGATACTATTAAGTCTTTAACTTAAAGTTATCATGTCCTTAGAAAGTATGATTCCCAAAGTCATTCATAAAGTGTTGATAGTAGACGACGGTAAAATACCAGAAATACCGGAAGGTATGAACAAGGCTATAGAAACATGGTATAGACTCAACCCCGGGTATAAGATAAAAATATATTCGGGGGAATCATGTATAAACTATATAAAACAGCACTTTGACGACGAGGTACTAAAAGCGTATCAGACTTTAAAACCATACTCGTATAAATGTGACTTGATGCGTCATTTGATCATGTATAACGAGGGCGGATGGTATTCGGATATTCGTCAGATTTGTCTAGAACCTATAGACAACCTTTCCTCGTCAAACAAAGAATATTATACAAGTATTGACTGTCCACCGAATCAGATGTGTATGTATACAGCTTTCATAGGCTCGATACCAAAGCACGACATTTCTAAGAAGATGATCGATCTCGTGTTGTGGAACATCAAACAACGACACTATGGTTTAGACTGTTTATATCCAACCGGACCTGGTGCATACATGAACGCTTCTATTGATTATATTCGTGCACACCCCGATAAGTGTGTGATTGGACAACATACATCTGATGAACATATTCTGTTTGGGAAGCATAAATTCATCAAGTGCAAATATAATAACGCACGTGGTGCGGATAATTCAGATTTAAAAGGTGGTAATGATTATGGCGAGATGTGGAGAAATAGGGATATTTACTTAATCTAAAACGTAAATAGTATCATCTTTTGGAACAATCGACCGTAGCTGCGACTTGAATATTACAAGTAGACCTCTCCAACATTGTTCTCCCTCTGAAGAACTCCTGTCAAAGTGCATATGAGAAATCCCATATTTTTTACATTTGACGAGTATCTCTTCGAGGTTTGGAAATCTGAAAGCATCCTTAGGACAGTGACTCTTAATAGATACGTCATGATAAATAAGTATACCTCCGGGTTTAAGCATAGAGAAGAAAACATATTCAAACCACTTTTGTGTATTCCAATGATCTGCGTCGGAAAAAATGAAATCGTACATCATTTTGTTCTTTTCAAATACAAAGGAAAGTTCATCACTCTCCACTAGATTGACTTTATTTTCGAACTGTTTAACAAATTCCGGTTTATCACCTTTCCAATCAACCCAGTTGTCTACTAGTGTGAGCTTCTGTAAATTTCCATTCTTCTCCAATGCCTTTGATAGATAAGCAGTTGTGCGTCCACTACCTACACCTATTTCCAAAACACTTGTGGGTTTATGAGACCTCACAAGACCATAGACCAAATCCAAATGACATTCGTCTACGGCGACAGCTTTATTCGGGTTATCATCAGAGAGAACTTGTTCAAAAGAATCACTCATGTATTTATAGTTTACACTAGTTCTTTAACCATGATTTAAAATCTTCTTCTCCGAACTCTCCCGGATAATTCCATATTTTATGAATACCCACCGGTGACTTTGGGGGATCGACGTCCCTCAATTTAGTTTCAACTGCGAACTCATACGCAATTTCTTTGGGTGGTATTTTGAGTGAAGAGTTGACGGAAAAGAACGTATCATCAAGAAGCTTTGGTTTATTCGCATTTTCTATACAATGTCTATAACAAGGTAGAACTTTCCTCAAAGAAAATCCACCATTACCAACCCTATAATGTTTTTGGTCTCCAATATCTTCAGGTTTCTTCCATTCGTGTATGTTGTAGCCACACACTGCTTCTCTCCATGGGGCTCCAACATAATCATATTCGAAGAAGTGTTCATCTACAGGTTTGAATATATAGGTGTCCCATTGCATCAATAGAAGATGTGTTGAAACGATTCGGGTATACAACTCTGGTGAGCATGAAAACATGTTATACTCATTAATAGAATGTAAAGCATTCCATGTTATTGTGACATTTGTCCAGTCTTTTGTCCACTCTTTCATGTCTCTCAAATTGCGTGGAGAACACATGATGTGTAATCCAACATCTGTTCCACCATACACTTGTGCTATGTTCCACAAATTAAATTTTGTAAAGGGTTTACGATCACCTTCTATGAAAAGAACGGTTAATTTTTCAGGATGTTGACACCATACCTTTTGTTTTTCAGATGGTTCTTTTAGGGTTTGTTGATGATCATGGAACCACATTATATTTTGTTAAGCATTTAACACTTTAAGCACTTCATTAACTGCCGGGTGACGAACTATATCATCATCTTCCATTTCAACATGCTTCATATATTCGAGATCCACACATTGCATTTTGTAAATAAGATCTGCTAGACCGTTCTCGGGGCCAAGATCGGATTGCTCAAGATCTCCTGTTACTACTAACTTTGTTCCTTCTCCTACACGTGTAAGAAGCATTTTCATCTGATTCGGTGTTGAGTTTTGCATCTCATCTGCTATAATCAAGGTATGATCAAAGGTTCTACCCCTCATATAACCAAGGGGTTCAATACGGATACAACGATCCATTTGATTGTGTGTCAACCCCTTTTCAAAGATATCATACATAGGTTTAGTCCATGGTTCCATTTTAGACTCCATATCACCCGGGAGATAACCGATATCTTCGTCAGCTGGTACTATAGGTCGAGTAAGTACAACACCCGACCGGGGATATTTTGAGATTAGTTCAACTGCAATCTGACACGCAAGCATAGTCTTACCTGAGCCAGCTGGTCCAGTTCCAATTATTATGGGTTTATTAGATCTTAAAGCTAACATATATCTACATTGACCAGGTGTTTTTGGGAAATTCATCTATCTTATTTAAAGTTTTTTTCCTTATATATGTAAATGGAGTTTCACTTTGTAAAATTAACACACACTGGTACATATCTAAGCCTAGTAGATCCTAATTCGAAACCCCGATTTGTTTGTTTTTATGAAAAAGGCACTGCCAGTAATTATATAGATTATGCGTCTAATTTTAGAGCAAGAAACCGCATTTGGCCCTGTCTTGATATGACTATGAAACAACGAAAATTAGAAGTGGAAACTGAAATAAGTATTCCATATGGTAGACCTGAGCAAATAAAACGATATCTTGATATTGAAACATTTGATTTCGGATCTTTGGACAAGATTGCTCAAAAAACCAATGTATCTTTTTACTGTATTTTAAACTTTGATGTAATTTATGGAGACGACACAGAGACTATGACATTTTCTGGACAAGAACTGGATGGCGTGGCAGACCCCGGTGATTTTGGTGAATGGATGGACTTCAGCTTAAAAACAAAGTAACTGTAATATAATATGTGTGGAATTCTTGTCCTCTTCGGTGAAGAAGTGGAGACAGCTTCTTATGCTCTTTCTCACCGTGGACCAGATGACTATTGTACCAAAACACTAGGTAAATGTAAAATGGATTTTTATCGTTTAGCTATCAATGATTTAACTTCGGCGGGAATGCAACCTTTCAAGAAAGGTAAACATATGTTGGTGTGTAATGGAGAGATTTACAATCACAAAAGATTTAGAACTGGGAATGAAGTAGGAACGAGTGACTGTGAGATTCTTATTCCTATGATTAAGTCTTATGGTATCATGAACACGGTGAACATGATTGAAGGTGACTTTGCATTTGTTTATACAAATGGGAAGCGTGTACTGGCCGCTCGTGACCCTGTAGGTGTTAGACCCATGTTTTATTGTCGTTATGACAATGACTGTATAGCATTTGCCAGTGAGGTAAAAGCGTTGTTATATTTGAATTCTGAGATATACATTTTTCCACCCGGGCATATTTACGATTCTTATTTGGATGGTTTTGTGTGTTACTATAATACATACTGGTATGTAAACGAATATGTGAACTCCGTAGATCTTGACCAATTTCGATTTACTCTTGAACGTGCGGTCCATCAACGACTTGCAACGACTGAAAGAGAAATTGGATTTTTGTTGTCGGGTGGTTTGGATAGTAGTTTGATTGCTTCTATAGCCACAAGAAAGTTGGGAAAGATCAAGACATTTTCCATTGGTTTGGTGGGTAGCCCAGATCTTGTAGCAGCTAAGAAGGTTGCTGACTATCTAGGGTCTGATCACACCGAAGTCATTTTTACACCGGAAGAAGGTATTGCACATATCAGCGATGTCATCCACAGTTTGGAATCTTATGACACGACTACAGTTCGTGCGAGTACTCCTATGTGGTTGTTGTGTAAATATATTAAACAAAATACTCAGTGTCGTTACATATTTTCTGGTGAAGGTAGTGATGAGATTCTAGGTGGCTACCTCTATTTTCATAATGCACCGAATGTTCAAGAATTTGCGTGTGAAAACATGAGACGTCTTCGTCTTATTCACCAGTTCGACGGATTACGAGCGGATAGATGTGCGGGGGCCCATGGACTAGATCTTATTGTACCATTTCTGGATAAAAACTTTATCGACATGTGTATGACCATGAATCAGACTGTAAAAATGGACCCAATTGAAAAGCGTATTCTTCGCGAAGCGTTCAACGGTTACTTACCAGATGAAATTTTGTGGAGACAAAAGGATGGGATGAGTGACGCTGTTGGAACGAATTGGGTTGACGAGGTAAAAAAATACGCAGAAAACGAGGTTGACGATAAATTATTGAGGGAAACTCGTATGAAGTCGAGAGGTCATAACACACCTCTCACGAAAGAAGAAGCTCTGTATCGTACAATTTTCTGGCGAATGTATGGAAAAGATAACGATCATCTCATTTCTGAAATCTGGAGACCCAAGTGGACAACCGTGAAGGATCCGAGTGCGAGATTACTTATAGAAAAGAATCCCAAGTAATATAAATGGCTCACCTCGTGAGAAGTTTTGATTCGAACAATGAGTCTCATGTTATGTGGTTGAAGGATGTCGGTACTGCGATGACTCAAATTACGAACGGTGAGAAGGTTGACCTCATTAAGATGGTTAATAAAAATCCTTTACCCGGTAGTCCTACTATGGAAAACGTTGCGGACTGGCCATATATACATTTTCAATTGACTATGAAGTATACTAATGCTGTTCTGAACTGTGACGCATTTGTTCCTTCGAAGTAAACTGTTTATACTCTTCGAGTGTGAAGTGTTGTGGTTCGGAGTTTTCATCCATTCTTATCAGTAATATAGGACCAAAAACAACTTCATTTTCAAATGGAGAAGGTAAATCATTTTCGTTTGGTATATCCCCTATTTCACTTTTCATAATAACTACGTCAATTTCCGGCCACTGTCCAATAAAGGTTGGGTGGCGTCCAAGAATTATGTGGGCCTCGTTTACATGGGGTGATAGGTCTAGTTGTATTTCCTCTACTTTGTTTAATTCTTCGTGTATCAACACAGCCGTTGTTGTCATCCTTATAATGACCAAAGACAAAAATGTTGTGTAATATCAAGATGAATCTTATCCGTGTAGCTTTTCTCGTTGTGGTCATAGTGGCCATCATACGGCTTTCCACCATGAAAGCTGAAAATTATACACGCGCCCTGGATGGTGAATATGTGGACACACGAAACTCCAGGCGTGTCGCCGATTTCTTTCATGTATGCTCTCCTTCCTCAGGTGACTGTGACCGAGGAACCTTACCTCTCGAAGGTCTCCCAATTGCGTAACCTAAGTTAAGTAAATAACTCTTGTTTGATAGTAAGATGGAATCCTACGTCACACATGAGTTTTCTAAACTATTGGATTTGCCACAGAATAATGCAACCTGTATAAATCTAGAACGCTGTCTTTTCAACTGGAGTGTTCGTAGAACAAAAGAATTTGGTGATGTACCTGCATGGGAAAACCCCAAGTTTAAGAGTAGATACAAACAGAAGTTTATCGAAATGAAACTGAATCTACAGAGGTGTCCCGAGAATGTTGAAAAATTGAGAACAGGAATGATCAAGTCTTCACAGTTTATTGAATATGGCCCCAAGGAAGCGTTTCCGGAAGGACCTTTTGCAAAGACTCAAGAAAAACTCATTTACAAGGAACTTCGAAAAGATAGTATGGTAAAGGAACTTCTGAATAACCAAAAGGGGCTTTTCAAATGTAACAAATGTAAGTCTCAGAAAACTGTATACTATCAGTTACAAACGAGGAGTGCCGATGAACCTATGACAACATTTGTCACATGCTTGAATTGTGATACTCGATGGAAATGCTAGACTAAGATACCATACTCTGACTCTGTTAGATCAGTTGGCATATCTCCAACTGACAAAACAAAATTGTACTTTAATCCCTTTTTCATTTCACCTTTTCGATGTGGTGGTGCAAATCCTAATGCGTCATATGGAATTCCATTCGAGTGTAATTGGTTCACTGTATGTTGAGCGACATATTCCGAATACGGCCTTGCTGTTATGATGACAATTTTATATCCCATTGATCGTGCATTAAGTAATAAACTAACGACTGGTACTATCAAAGTTCCATCTGTTGATCTAATAAGGGTGTCGTCAATGTCGAACATAACAGCATCGTTTTCTTTTATATTACGACTACCAAGGATATCCATTTTTAAATTAGTTTAAGAAAATAAAAGCCATTTTAAACAGTATGAAAAATCAGCTTATTGATGTTGTTTTACAAGACAATGTTATCTCACTAGCGAGAGTTTTGGAAGACATGGGACCCACTTTGATGGTGCAACTTCTAAAGAAAAACAAGAAGGATGTTTACGAATTTGCTGAATACCCCGAAGAAATTCCTAGAGAATCTATTGCCGGGTTTTATGATACTGATAATCTTGAAGATACAGGACTTTACATCAAAACTGAATATGGTTATGAAGAGGTTTCAGAGAGTGACTCTGATTATGATCCCACCGAAACAGATAGTTCGGAATCCGAAGACCTAAGTGACGAAGACGAAGATGATGATGAAACGCAAGATGAAAGAATTTGAACCAAAGAAACGTGTAACTAAAAATGACAAGAAAAATAAGAAAGGTGTATATACAACCAAACACTTAAGGATTGTCGAACAGTTATATGAAAAGAGGAGGGATAATGAAGCTGTTAATCGTATCGGCGGACCCCCGACTAACTCTAGGGTATTCAAAAGTGATACAACAAATAGCAAATTACCTAGCTACAAAGGAACTTGAGATTGTAATGTACACACTTAATTACAGGGAAACCGGTGTATTACCTGGCACATACATAGACCCTAGAATTAAACTAATACCCGTACCGGATCCAACCAGTTATGGAATGAATGTATTTAGAAACGTAGTAGATAAAGAGTGTCCCGATTATGTTTTCATTTATGGACCTACAAATGTCGTTTACAATTACATATCCTTGTTGGATGTGTCAACAAAGGTGTGTGTATATTTAGATATATGTCAGAAATGGTCAGATCTTCATAGTCTTCAAAAACTGAAGGATCGAGTTACACACTGGTTCACATTTTTAAAATGTTGGTCGGATCATCTCATAAATGATATGAAGTTTGATCCTCAAAAGGTATCAGTTGTGGAACACGGAATAAATTTTAATGAGTTTGAACCACTTAATACAAATGACGCTAAAGCCAGGTTAGGTTTTGGAAAATTTACAGTCTTAAACATGAATCGTAACTCAATAAGAAAAAACTGGGCAGTCACTATAAGCGGATTTATAGAATTTCTTTCAAGACATGATTATGACCCCGATATTCAATTGTATATATCATGTGGTGCGGATAAAAAACACAGCGATAATCATTGTGATATTGAAGCTCATGTGTACACAGAGTTTTTTAAACGCGGACTCGATTACATGAACTTCACAAAAAATTTTATGATTAACGATCATCCACTTGGTTTGACAAGAGAAAAGTTAAACCTAATTTACTCTGCCGCGGATGTTGGTGTAAATACATGTTATTCGGAAGGTTTTGGACTGTGTTCAATTGAACACGCGTATTTTAATAAACCACAACTAGTAACAGATATACCAACTTTTAGAGATACCCTTGGGGATCAAGCGATTTACATGAAACCATCTACTATAACAGACTATGTAGGAACCTCAGAATTAAATGGCGAACGAGCTGTACTTAACTATAAAACTGTAGCTGATGCTTTGGACATATGTTACAAGAATCACACAAAACCTGTCCGTCGTCGGGTATTCGATACCAGGGAAACGGTCTTTAATAGATTCAATTGGTTAAACATATATAAACAAATAGACCGTGTAATAGACATAGTAAAAGATGGCTCCTTATAACCCTCCCGTGTCTCATTACACAGAACTAGATGTTTCCGAATACGATGAAGACTTTATGTTTGCCTTTGTTGGTAGAGGTGGTCGTCGTCATTACTGGCTTACTCGTATGATCGGTGTCGATTATCTTTGGTATGATCACAAGCGTAAAGTTATTGAAATTTGGGGACCTTTTAACATTCTTCAGACCCGTCAGGCACAGGAGCTTCTGAAATCAGAGCTAGAAATTTTCCAACCTAAGTCAGGAGATATCAACAAACCTTCAAATGTCGATACTCAAACGCCCGCCGTTGAGGCGTAAAGTCGTACCGGTACCATTCAGCAAACCTGAGCCGGGTACGTTTCTATATGAACTAACCAAGCCTGATTATGATGGAAAGTATACTCGTCAGAAAGATCCGGTTTATCAACAGGAATCTTATCTTAAGGCACTAAAGACAAATTACGAGTATTGGGGATTGGATTACAAAGATCCAGGTCTTCCTCCAACGCCGAAATATGTTCCACCAGAAACAGTAAAGGAGCCATATATACCTTTTGCTGATCACATCCAGGTTACGATGAATGTCTTGAAGTCGGGAAAAGTTAGGATCAAGATAAATCCGTGCATGTATGAGATGTACCAAAAATATTGGAAAAATGGTGATCACCCGCCACAAAAAACAATGATAAAAAACCTAAAATCACTTGGATTCTCTGAGCAGTTTATTAAAAAGATTGAAAACAACTATAAAAAAATTCCTGCTAGAGTAGCAGCATTTGAGAAGTGTATTGACAGGGTTTTCAATAAACCATCGGTTCCCAAAGCAAAACAAAAAAAGAAAAAACCAGAAACAGAACCTGTGCCAGAAGATGATCCCGATATTGAAGAGGATGACGATGATCACGTTCAGGGAGAAGATTTCACTATGGATGTCGAAGTTGATCCGGACGACGAAGACGAGGCGGTTAATGAAGAAGAGTTTATCGATGATGATTAAAGCTAACACCTAGTGTTTGTAATGAATGTTTCTTTTCTTTTGATAATACTGTGTCTGGGTCTTTCTGATGCTCTAACCATACGTAAAGTGATGGGCTACCACTTTCTTCATAAAGTATATTTAAGTGACTATGCTTTCTGTGGAAATCATTTAGTTTAGTAAACATAGACAACCAATGGTCTTCATTTGGTGAAACCCATAATTCGTCGTTTTGTTTATCGTCTAAAAAGTCGACGGCTTTCTTTAAGAAAACGTCATAATACTCTGTGTAGTCACAGTCTTTTATTTCCATGTCGTATGGTGGATCAATATGCATTTGTAATTCTAAGAACTCTGTTGGAAACGCCCATTCTAGAATTTCTATAGGATCAGTACTAGCCATCACAAAACGTAGTATGTCGGCGGTTAACATACCACGGCCCTGTTTTTTCTTGTTTTTTTCATGACGCTTTTTATTGTACTCTAAATACTCCTCTCTACATAACTGGAACGAATTATCTACAATTATTTCTTGAATTTCAGTTGGCAAAATATCCCATAAAGAGTGAGGCATCCTTAAAATCTCTGAAGATTTTTCTACCTAAGTCGCGCTACGACATTCGATATGTAACGAAAAACATGTACATCATTAACGTCACCGTCGGCAAACACATCCTTCATCGTGCGATCGTTGATAACCTGTTTGAGGCAAAGCATACAGCAAAGAAGTTGTCTCGCGAAAAGGTTTGGAGACTCGAAGATAACTCGGTTTATTTTGGTGACGTGACTTCCAAAGTGTATTCTTGTGATTTAAACACGACATCTGATCACATCGATGAACATATTTTTTCTGTCACTGATACCTGTTGAAATTGCTCACATGTCATGCGACCAACATGTGATCAAAATTCAACTGGAAATATGCCAAATGCTTTATATGGCATGGCATTTTGCGAACCAAGGAAATTACGTCTCTGAGCATGCACCATTTACCAAGGATGGAAAAAATCGCGGCTATCGACCTGCTCACCCTAAACATCCTATGACTATGTGGGTATGCTCCAGCCTCGAAAATTATCTGTATGCGTGTCGTATTGGTATTGCACTTACCGAAGAGTATACGAAGCGGTATGGAAAAATCCATGTATGTGCTGAACATTTGAAGTGGTTGTATACAAATCACCCAACGACTTTTACAGAACGAAAAAGTGATACGGCATACTATTCTGAAGAAGGAATTCCCGAGTGTATGCCCGAAGAATACAAAACGAAAAGCATCGTTCAAGCTTATCAGATGTATTACATGATGGATAAAATGAGATTTGCTAGATATAAACTTTAGATGTGTAATACTAATAATGCCTAATCCCGTATGTTGTCCTCATGGTCTTTGGCATATTCAATGCAGAGATTGTAACGGAGGTCCAATATGCATGCATGGTAACTTAAGAGAATTATGTGACCCTTGTTTATATTCCGAGCTTTGTCAGCATAATCGACGAAAGATGAGGTGCCACGTGTGCAGAAAAAGTAATTTAAAACAATCGTCGATATATTATAAAGTATGTTCAGCATTGGAAAAAACTTTACCGCCCCAGCTGTCAAAGTTCGTACCGAAGAACGAAAGGCTGAGTATCATCCAAGAACATATAGCCAATTTATCAAAGGACTCCGAGAAAATGAACTCCCTGCCGTAATTGTGCGTCCAAACAAACATATCGCAGTCTTCCAAGAAGAGAATGGTGATTATGGTGATGTACAAATTCCGGAGAACGAACAACTCTGGCAAACGCTTATCGAAAGTGATGCTGATGTCATAGTTGATTCTTCGCAACCTGTTTCCCTGGTTGAAAATGTCATTATGTTTTTCTTCATTGCTTATGTGTTTACTCTTGCTCGTGCTATGTTTGGATCTAGAAGTGAAGGTGGTATGGGTATGCCTAATCCATTTTTGAAATCTGCTGATTTTAACATGGAACAGGATGTTGATACTCGGTTTACCGACGTAGAAGGTATTGACTCGGCTAAGGACGAACTTCAGGAAATTGTTGATTTCCTTAAGAAGCCTGAAAGGTATTACGAAAGTGGTGCTAAAATTCCAAGGGGTGCACTTTTAGCCGGTCAACCCGGTACAGGTAAGACTCTTCTAGCTCGTGCGATTGCAGGTGAATCAAATGTTCCTTTTATTCAATGTTCCGCAGCCAACTTTATAGAAATGTTTGTTGGTGTGGGTGCAAAGCGTGTACGTGAGCTTTTTCAACAAGCACGCGCGAACCAGCCTTGTATCGTATTTATCGATGAAATTGATGCTGTTGGAAAGCAACGCACTGGTGGAGGTATGCCAGGGAACGACGAACGTGATCAGACTATTAATCAGCTTCTAACCGAGATGGATGGTTTCGATAACCAGACTGGTATTGTTGTGATTGCCGCTACAAATCGTGATGATATTTTGGATGATGCTCTTCTCCGACCCGGGCGATTTGACCGTAAGATTCAGGTTTCTCTACCAAGTGTGAACGGAAGGAAGAAGATTCTCGGTGTCCATGCTCGAGACAAGAAGTTTGCTAGTGATGTAAAGCTGGAGGATATAGCTAAACAGACGACGGGATTTTCTGGTGCAGACCTCGCCAACCTTCTGAACGAGTGTGCTATTCGTGCGGTAAGGGATGGTGACGGAACTATCACTAAGGACATCGCAGAGAATGTGTTCCAGCGAATCGTCGTTGGTGCCAAGGGTGATGTTAAATATTCTATGCGTAAAAAGGAACTTGTGGCCTATCACGAAGCTGGACATGCTATCATGGGAGTTCTTGTACCCGATTACGATATTGTTCGTAAAGTATCTATCATGCCCCGTGGAGCTGCCGGTGGTGTAACGTTTTTCCAACCTTCAGAGGATAACGCTGATTCACCTTTTTATACGAAGGAGTATATGATTTCTCAGATCATGGTGGCTCTTGGTGGACGTGCAGCCGAGTCTATCATTTATGGTTCTGACAAGGTTACCACAGGTGCCTCATCTGACTATGCTATGGTATACAAAATTGCTCGTGAGATGGTTACGACCTATGGGTTTGGAAAGAATAATTTTGATTACAGCAACATGTCTCCTCAGGCTGCAGCTGATGTGGATATGGAAATTGATGAGATTGTGACATCGTGCTACAAGAACACTATTGTCATGCTTCGCGAAAATAGGGAACAGCTCGAAGAACTTAAGGTCAAACTCATCGACGAGGAGATCGTCGATGGGAAATGGGTGTATGATCTATTTGGTAAAGACATGTGTGACGATTTTGACTGCAAACTCAGTTTTGATACTGTATAAATTTCTCAGGTGATAGTATATATGAGTAATTATAAAACAATTATTCAGAGAAATATCGCTGCATTAAGAAATGAGGGTACGCTCTCTAATAATGACAAGGATGTTCTCCGTATTTTAGCTCAGTTTTATAGAAATGCTCCTACAGCAAACTTACAGAAAATCCCACAACTTAAAAATAAGAATGCAAGCAGCATAAGTAATTATATTAACAAACAATTTAATGAATTAAAAAGACACCGCATTTCAACAACAAACGGTGGTTTAGTAATTAAATTAGATGTTAATATAGACCAATTACATGATTTTTTCTTATTTTTATGGCTAGACATGTGTCACGACTTTGGATCCGGTAATATAGGAGATTTCGATAAGTTTTTACAAGGTCAAGTGGTTAATCAGTTTGCCAGTGGTGGAAGTGCTAATAAGTGGAAAAACTGGAACAGAACTCCGATTGAAACCGCAAATTTCAATTTTTTGAGGCAGGCCGGAATGATAGGTAATCAATCCAATAAATATGCTTATCCAGCAGGTAACAGTGCCGATAAAGGTTTAAAAGAATATTTTGGAGAGATGTGGTCAGCCCAGGGTAGCCCCGTGGAACCTATATATATTGATAAAAATGTTACTAAAAAGTATTTCCAAAGTATAATAAAAGACAAAAAAACAACATATATAAGTTTTGATTCTCAAAACGCACACTTTTTATCTCTATTGATGGCCTCATCACAAGTTGAAAATAAAAGTGGAACACAAAGTGCGTATTTACTAAAAAGAATTTACACATTGGCAAATTTAATGGATCCCGGACGACTTGGTGGACCAAGTGTAAAAGCTGGATCTTCAATGGATGAAGTATATTCACGTCTTTTTACAGAAGAAATATCATGGCCTTATAAAGTAAATGCACAACCATTTAAATGGAAATTTGGTGATTATTTCACTATTTCCATAGAAAGAGAGCCGATGGCATCCGATTTTACATGCAAACTAAATAACCAAGTTCTGAAACTGGGTATTACAAAGAAACAGGCAGCGAGTGGAAATACTGTTATTGGTAAACTTTCAAAAACATTTGGTGATCTTAACCAGATTTTGACTGTTAGTACATTAAGACAAAATGGTGTAAGAATCGTTTCGGGTACACAAGACAGGGCATTCGTGGGTATGACCGGTTTTATTCAAAGAGAACTATTTAAAATACAACCACAAATAATAATTTCTCCAACTGCAACTGGGGGTACTCGGAATGATTCACATATTATTTTATACGGTATGCAAGATTATTTTAAATCAAATGTTAAAAAAAGTAAAACGGGTGGTAATTCTATTAATAGTTCTCAAATTAACATTGGAAGAAACACTTCTTCTAGTCGAAACCAAACTAGAATTCTTGCGAATGCGATTATGAACTACGCACGTGCCCCACCGTCGCAACCCAACACTGCACAACCTAATAAGGAGATAGCTCGAGGACTTAATCAAGAACTTAAAAATAGAAAAAAACGTGCTGAGGACCTTGAGGCTCGACTAAAGACTTTAAGTAACAATAAAAATAACATCATAAAAAAATTACAAAATCAATTGAGGGTTCTGACTGAAAGTAATTCAGTGAATAAGAATCAATTAAAAAATCAAGCACGACTAAATGCTAAAAATAAAGTAAATAATTTAACAACACAGGAAAATAATACCAAACAACAACTTAATAAAGCACAGAAGAAAGTTCAAGAACTAGAGAAACAACTTGAAAATCAACGCCGAAAAAACATAAAGCGTAAACGTGAGGAAAGACGACTTAATATTAATAACCCCCGGGCCCTCCGGAATCGTCCTTAATTATTAATTTCTTTAATTTTTTTGTTATTTGTCCGCACAATCGAATATACTTGTGGAATTACAACGGAACCGAGTAATGTTCTAACTATGTTTAATAAATACACTAATACAGATTCCATTGTACGTATTAACATACCCGAAAACGCTCTAGTATTAAGAGGTTGTGTGGGTAATCTAACTGTTTTGTTAAGGTTTTTTATTAATTTCAAAGCTTTACCAGAGTTATTTGCAATAGTTTTTATATCTCTAGTAAATTTTTCATATGCATCGACACCAAGACTTTTCAATATAGGGTTAGATGAAGATACGATATTTCCCGCTGCTTGCATACCTCTGTAAACTGTGCCAGCGGCAAGGATACCAGCTGTGACGTTACCTATATTAGGAACCATTCCTTCGCGTAATGTTTTGCGAACACCGTTGTAATTCCCTTTCATTGTTTGACGACTTATTTTTGAAACACGCTTTGCTGTGTATGGTATCATACCGGCCACAATTGCTCCTATTTTAGGATCAGATACAACTCGTCCGATAAAGTTAACCACGATTGGTAAAAAATACGCAATTGTTTGCATAGCTTTTACTTGTGTTGATTCGTATAAAATTTCAGTCTTTGCATCAGATGCTGCGTATTCGGCAATTATCCATAAGTATGCAGCAAACATTACACCGGTTAGTTTTACCATATTATGAGTTCCCGCAGGAAATGTAATTCCAAGTATTTTAGCGTCACGGTTTAATTTGTCAATGTGACTTTGTTGTTTAAATATTTGTATAGATCCCACCTTATTATTTGGAGAATTCATTATATTATCCTGAGATTTTATAATTACACTTAAAGTTAGTACCCCTATTATAGATACATAATGACTACCATTTGTACACCCTTGCGTATCTACAATACTTCCAGTGATCAATCCAAGAAGAACCGAAAGGAGAAATTAGATGCGGCTGTTAATCGGGTCAATACAGAGCGAAATGATCGCCATTGGCGTCAGTATACCCGAGAACCTATGGAGATGCGAACCCATAACTTTGCGATGTCTTCTCGTACGACAGAGGCTGACTGTGTGAAACAGTTGCGTGATCAGATTGCAATTTATAGGAATACAACCAGAAAGATGAAGACACTTGCACTATGGAACTTGAGGTCCACCAAGTCTGCTTTGAAGGATGTTCAGGAAATGATCGATGTGATTGAGGATTTATATGGGGAGTCTGCATTTGAAGAAAATCTGCCACCTAAGTGAGAACTTGTAATGTGATGTATACGATGAACTCACCAAAGGAAACTTTTAAGAACGCTGTATCAATTCTCAGCCTTGTTTGGAGTGTTGGTAAATTGCAAGACTGGCTTCAACAATGACTTCACCACAAATAATATCAAGAACTGCGTCTCGTTTGAATGTCATGAGGCGTCATCTTAACGCACTTGCACTGAATGAGAGTGTTCTGTTTCCTACACCACAAGTTGAGCTGGAAGAGCATGTGATGATGAATACTTCGTATAGTATTCAAGTCCATGTTAGACATGATGAAAAGATAGTTGATTTTGTCACTGAGTTTATGTCCCCCAGTGAGAAAAGAAATGTTTATCTTCGTCAAAAGCGTATGATGCGTGAATTGTATCCCCACTACCTCATTACAGAAAAACACAAATAAAAGAAACTTAAGTCGATAGATATATTTGTAATGATAAAGAAATATGATCTCTGCAAAACCCCTACTCTCAAATCTTGTGCTCCGTGTACCTTTCAGATATAAGAGACGAAATATATCTCGTGTATGTAAAAGTTACTATACCATTGATCAGAACAACACGACGCCATTAAGCGAAACTAATAGAGACGATTTGTTTCATATTATAACGTTTCATTGTCCCGAAAAAGAGGAGGGTATTTATGCTGTTCGTAAACTTAGTAAGGATGGTTTACCTATAAATTATATTGTCGCTTGGAGGAATTTTGATGATGCTTTCCGTTACAAGACTCTCCTTGACGCTGAGATGGATTATTCGTCATACATACAATTTGCATCACGTTTCGAGCTTGATCATATGTGTGAACTTGGTAATTACACATGTCTTGTAGTGAATGATAATGTTCTAGTAACACCTCCCGGTGAGACTATTAAGACCACCGATTGGGAACGTCGATCAGATTTACTTAATGGTAAATGGTCGGTACGTGAAAAAAACGAAGATCCTCCAGATTGGCCATAGAAGAATATTTTTATAAATATATGAGCATTTACCAAAACCGAATGATTCGGGCGATGTATGGTACAATGCAAGTTTATGGCTGTTAGGGCTCGTGAATTACGACAGAATCGAGACTATCCGAACTCTCCACTGGGGAAAGACCCTGAATAACTGTGTTATTTTGAACACAATAGTGATCGTGAAGATCTGCTACTGTGTTGAAAGAAATCCAACACGTATTACATCGAACGGTACCATATCCATGTAATAATTTTCTGTTCAAATCACTGGTTTCGTGTTTTGTCATATGATCTATGAGATCATCTAAGCGTGTAAAATTGTTACCACATATATCACATGAACATGTGTAAAATTGTTTGTAATTTCTGTATGGTCTTCGTTTTTTTCGAAACCATTCTATGATTTCCGGAAGACACATTATAATATATTCATACAATTTCTCTAACCTAAGTCAACTTGTATAAAGAAATGATATCATCCTTAACTATGGCTTGTATGCAGTATATCGCATTCGACTTCGAGACTTCAGGTCTCCCTGAAGGTCGACGAAATATAGTCGTTACACGTGACAATCTGAAAAACTTTGATACATGTCGTGCGGTCAGTTTGTCTGCCGCCCGCTTTTCACAACGTGGGCGTCTGCTTGATACCTTTGATGCGATTATTCTTCCGACGGATTTCACTATCAGTCAAGAGTCTATCGATGTTCATGGTATTACAAATGAAAAGGCTTTGCAAGAGGGTCGACCATTTACTGAAGTCTTCGCCGATTTCATCAAGTTTATTGGTCCGCGAACTAAGACTATGGTTGCACACAATGCCGCTTTTGATACGAGCGTTCTTCGATCCGAGATTATCCGACATAATTTGAATATGGATCTGATTGATGATCTCACCTTTCATTGTACTCTTAAATTGTACAAGGAGCGGTTTCTAAAGCCGATTCGTCTGGGTGTGTTGTACGAGGAGATCTTTGGTACCGAGTTTGAAAATGCTCACAACTCTCTTGCTGATTGTATTGCATGTGGAAGAGTGTACCCTTACGTGATTGGTAACATGAAATCTTTCAAACCTCTTGGTATTCCACGAGTTATCATTGGTGCTTCATATGTTTCTACAGCCATTGGTATCGGTTTCAAGAGACCGGCTGAGTACCTTGCTGATCTCTGGAAGAGGTACAGTCCAGAAACCTTCGAAAGTCAGACGAAGGAGGAGAAAGCCTTGGAGATTTTGGCAACCAATGACGTATCTCAAAAGATTCTTGATGATGCAAGGTCCTTCAGGTCTGAGAGGAGTGATGATGTAAATCAGAAGATACGATCTATCTTCCACCAGGTTGAGAGATCTGGTATTGCTCCTTCTGACATGGCTGCGGCCAAGGAGTATCTCAGTAAGACTCTTTCTACCAATCATGGAACCAAGAATGAGCACAAGACGGCCAACTCTGATACGGCTAAGTTGTTTGAAGATGATACGTATTACTCTCTTGATATTTGTGAGATTGAGGGTACAGTGTATCAAATTTGTGGACGAGTTGACAGGATTCAGGTGAATGAGGATGGATCCAGGACGTTGGTTGAAATCAAGAATAGGACGAAGGATCTATTCAGGCGTGTGAGGGATTACGAAGAGGTTCAGTGCCAGACGTATTTGCAGCTACTTGGTGACATCGAGTTCTGTCGTTTGATTGAACAGTACAATGAGGAGAAGATGAGTTATCTCATCCAAAAAGATGACGAGAAGTGGAAGAATGAGATTTTTCCCAAGCTAGTAAATTTCTGTGAAGTTTTCCATGACATGTTGAGCAAATAGAAAATCTGAGTTTTAATTAAGATGTCTAGTCGGAGGAATAATACTTCGCCAATGAACATTAATCAGGGTAACACAAGTAGATTGATACCCATAAATTATATGAATGTAAACCGTGTTCCGTCGGCTATTTTGAAAAAACGTAAGCGTAACACACGTAATAATGCTGGTAGAAAACCAAAACGTGCGGACTTGTCTATGATTGCTGAGATTGGAAAGGTTTCAAATGATAAACTTAATATTCGATTACCTAGACGCGTTGTAAAAGAGTTGAGAGAGTTGAACGATAAGTCATCCAGGGATAGGTGGGAATATGCTGGTAGGATTGAGTTTAGACCCAATACCAACAGAACAATGGTCAAATTTAACAATCCCACTAGACTTACTTCACAGTTAAGAGCTGAAATTACTGCAGAGACCTATCAATTACTGTATAATTCATACATTGCATACCACACTCATCCAACTGCTTACACTCCAAACAATATGAAAAATAACAATTCTATGAACCTGAATAGAGAAAATAATGTACGTAAAATACTCGTGACACTTCCAAGTGGTGCAGACATGTCGACATATATTGCTACGTATCCAAATATGCAGGCTAACATTATTTCAGATGAGCATGGTTATTACGTAGTTGATTTGATTGAAACTACCGGTCGAGAAAAGCCTTCAGCAGATGAAGTCAACAGAACAATGTCGTGGTTTCGTGATCAGGATTACCTCAGGTCTAGATTTAGATCTATTGGTGGTTATGAATACTTCGAAACTACATTAACTGAATGGAAAAATTTAATAGTCCGTGAAATGAATCCATTCATGACTAGACTTTATGGTGTATCTATCAAGTATTATGGATACAATGACGAACCGGCTGTGATCACATTGGCTCGTACGTAAAATAAATTTATGTTACCATAGTAAGAATGTCAGCCGGTGAAAACGTGGCGACTATTACAGTCCTTATGACTATCGTATTTAGTATGATAGTTTTAGGATGGGCTTTGTTTTATAAATGCACTGATTCGACATTCAAGACTGATGATTTGGCTGTCGAAAAATGCTTCTCTTTTTTAGCTGTCCCTAAAAAGGAAGAACCAGAGGTTGTAGAATCGAATGAACCTGTAGCATTCTTTTCAGACTCTGGTCCGGGTGTTAGTATGGTTCAGTCTACTAGTATAGATGATGATACCGACGATATTATGGATCAAGATAGTATTAAATATATGAGACGTTTTCAAGAAGCTAGGACTAAAGTGACTTCTGATACATTTTTTGATGTTAGTGCTTCAGATGTATACAATTGTGCAAAAATATGTGCTACCGATGAAATCAAAATAGATGAGGATGATCCAGAAACAAAACAATGTGGTGGATTTACTACCGAACTAGAAGATTCAACACCAGATGATCGTCGTGTTATGTGTCGTTTATACAAAAACGATAACCTAAGTGAAACCGGAATACAAAGTTACACAACTATTTCTTACATAAGAAAATAATGGATAATATCATCAACGAAATCGAATCACTCATTGATATTGTAAGAGCTTTGCATCCCACTAAAGTGGTTGAGGAAGAACCAAAAAAGCGTGTAAAACGTGTCAAGGAAGTAAAACGCATACCCATTCACAATCATTCGATCGACGAAGTGTTTCACCAGGATTGTGAATTGTGTAGAACGCATGGAAATGTTTTCAATATAGAGTTACCTGACGTATGTTTCGAGGTAATGTAAAAATAAAATGTGACGTAAAAATAAGAATGGCACAGGGAGCTATAGTTCTCATATTATTTGCTTTCTGTGTATGTCTATCATGCATATCTTCTAGTGCAGTTGGTAGTGGTGTATTTTATGCCTGTAGTGACGGTACTATGTCACCAGGAGAATTCGACTTTAATAAATGTTTAAATTTTGGGACAGATGACGTCCTTCAGGGAACCGATGCTTTAACTGGTTTGGATCTTAGCGGTGACGGTTCGGATGAACCTGCGTCAACGGATTTAATGGGTGGGGCATCTGAGACTTTAGTACCTGATGGACCTGTGGACATTGATGATGCGAGTGGGGACGCTGAATTCTTGGATTTCTTTGATCAAGGATCTAAGCAGTACATATCTGGTCAGGGTACACTGGCTACGGGAGTTAATACAAAGGCGGCATGTGCACGTGCTTGCTACAGTGACGAGGTTCCTATGAAAGACGAGCTTGATACATGTATGGGCTTTATATCCGATGGACGCGGTAGGTGTATTTTATACCCTTCCCAAGATAAGGTAGCTGGAACAAATTTGCCCGGACGTGAGAAATCATACACCCTCAAACGTCCCAAGGACGGAGCGGTTACTTTCCATACATTCAGCCAAAAGACTTTGCAAACCAATTATGGACCGAATGGTGGCCCCAAGTCTTTTTCTAATTCTGGGACTACTCATGATGTGGATTGTAAAGACCCTCAAACTGGTGCAGACGGTTTAATGACTGGATTTAAATTTAATCCTCGAGGATCTCAGGTAAATGTCACATACGGTTGTCTATTTAATCCTGAGATTTCTCGAGACAGAGAAAATTCTACACCCCACGCTGAGTCTGGTGCTCACAGTGGATGTACTGATACCCACAGGAACGATTTTAATTACATGTCCAAACATGATGTGAATTGTGGTAACAGTTTCATTACTAGATGGAAGCATCGACAGTGGTCTCAATCAATGGCTGTGAATTATAACTGTTCTAAACAGGAAACAGGTGACCCACTTGGATGCAGCGAGTATGAAACAGATGGAAACTTTGGACAAGCTTGTAACGCGTCCGACATGTCTGCTCATCCAGTAAGATGTCCAGCTAATCAAGCTCTGACTCAGTTTAAATGGAATGGTGCAGGTAAAATTAAGTTTACGTGTTGTCCCAAACCTGCACCAGGGATGCGGGAAATACAAATGTCCAAATCTAACCAGCAGGCTTCCGCCGCCCGCGACGCCCCCGCGACGAACACCGCAAACGCCAAATGTAAAAACAATTCACCATTTCCCATGGCTTGTTCTATTAGCAGTATAAATTGTAATCAATATACAGATGAGGCTACATGTGAGCAAATTTATCTCGACACCAATAAATGTTGTAACTGGACGGGTTAATAAGTGGATTTACACCACCATTCGTTTAGACCCAGATACTCAAATACGAGATGTATCAGGGCACCAGCAATAAATAGTGCAATCATAGGATTTTTAATAAAAATGGAAAGACCATAAAAAAACATAAGATTCATAATACCAATCACGATGGCTTCAAACATCACAGTTTGCAGGGATCGCATTTATAATAGGTTTAGAATAAAATATCTGTTGATAATAATAATGAATGGTGTTGTTTTAGCACTTATGTTACTTTTAGTCCTATTAGTAATAGGTGCTGTAATTTACTTTACCCAACTACAGGAAACCAAGAAGGATGAAGATACCGATACTGATTTTGCTCCAGTTGAAACCATCCAGGAAATCCCAGAATCGGATCCAGAACCAGATCAGGAAGAATTTGATATTGTAAATGGTTGGATTTATGATACCAAGTATAATTACAAACTTGGTATAAAGAGTGATGGTACTCTCAATGCCACGGAATACAACCCTGACACCCCCGACCAGACTTCTAAATGGTCGTTTGAACCATCTGGTAGTGGTTTCCATCTTGGTACGACTAATGGTCAGTTTTTGAAGATTACATCAGCGGGTGCTGATCTTACTAGCAAGGCCACTGGTACTGCTAAGATCATGTTAAATAAAAATGGAGAGGGGTTCACACTTTCCAACAGCACGAAGAAATACTTTATAAAGCTCGAGAAGGCTAAGATTACGATAGTTCGAGATGAGGCCTCTGCTTCTACGTTTATGATAGATCCTAGTCAGTATTACATTAAGAATTATTCCAGTGACAAATATTCTAGTGGTAAGGGTGGCGGACAAATAATTAGTAGTCTATCCAACTTTGCCGTGGCATGTGCTGATGGTGTTCTTTCGTCCTTAGGTATGAATAAGGTATCTGGTAAATACCAGTATGATTATTCGTGCATGGAAGGAGATGTTACTACAGGTGATCTTTTAGGTTCTGAGCAGTTGACTGAGACACCGTTAGATGAACTCCAGAAATTAACTGGCGATGGTTTCAAAGTTAAATGTAAGGATGGAGCTTTAGCTAATTTCAAGCTACTCCAGGGTGCTGATGGTAAAGCGTCTTATGAGTTTGACTGCCGTGATGTACCCGTTATTGCTGACACCGATACGGGAGTTACAACTGAAGCTGTTGCTTTTAGTACTATGTCGGGTGAGGATGTACTGGGTCCTATTGCTAAGTTAGGAAGTCTTAAATGTGATGAAGGGCATGTACTTACAGGTTTTGAATTCAACAAGGAAGGGGAAGGTAACATGCACAAGTTGTCTGGAATTTGCAAGAAGATAGCTACCTAAGTTGAAGTAAACCATCGAATGATTAAGTAAAAATGAATCCAGAAGAAATTGTCAAAGTAACTGAGCTTGTTCAAGTGTTGCGTGATGAGGTCGCACAATTGAAGAAGTTTTTGAACCCCATCGAGCATTGTGGTGGGACTACAACCAAGGGGGCACCATGCAGGAATAGGTGTGTTCCTGGAACCAAATTCTGTAAAAAACACACAGTTGGTTCCAAAACGGTGGTTCCAGTTCATAAAGTGGAACCAGAAATTGAGAATGTCGATTCTGACTTTGAAAAGAAGTTGACCGCTTTGATTAAGAGTGAGAACAAAACATTTGATTGGGCAGACAGTGACATTGACGACGACTGTCTTCCTGAACTCGGTAAAGAATTTATTGCTTAATGATAAGATGGCAGAGTTATTGATTCTGTTTTTGATATTATTGTGTATTGTGTTGATAGTATCAGGGATCATGTACAAATGTACTGATGGTACAATGAATGCTTCTGATTTTTCATTTAAAGACTGTTTCAGTTTTGGTGATGGGTCAGATGATAAACCTCAGGAGAATAAAGATGATACAGAAGCTACAGTAAGTCCTTTATTATCAAATGATTTTTCGATGGGAAACCTGATAGGTTCTGGTTCCATAGACAACGAAGATGATGAGGGTGAAGTAGATTATGGTACTTATATGGATTATTATAAAAGCAGCACAACTCCTGTTAGAGTACGAGAGGATACATATAAGATATGTCGTGGTATTCGAGATAATCGACCGGGTGGGTGTGGTGCAGACCCTGAATTGGTATCTAATAATATCAAGATATACACGGATTACGTAGATGTAAATGTGAGAAATGGGGTAGGAGAGTGTGCTAAAATATGTTATGATAAAGATGAGACAATAAATGGTAAAGCTTGTAATGCTTTCCAAATGAATAACGATAATAAAAAGTGTAGATTGTTTTGGAGTCAAAGTGAAAGTTTAGATAATGGGGGTAGAACTAATAAAGTATATAGATTAAAAAAACCTAGATCACCTTCTGATCACGAATCTCAACTTGAAAGTGACTACTACGATGGTAATAGCGTAGTAACATTTTCTGAAAAAAATTATAGTGGTACAAAAACCGAGTTAGGTATTGGACAACACAACATAAGGGCTGAATCTATTATAGTCCCTGAAGGATTCTGTGTTCATGGTTATAAGGAAGAAAACCTTCAAAAAGATCGTTTTGGTGATCCATTTTCAGGAATGATTTCGAGTCGTATCATAACTTATGATTCAGGGTCTAACACAACTATAAAATCGCTTAATATAGGAACCTGGGCTGATGGTATGTGTACATATTATCCTACAGATGCAACTGCCGCTGAAGAACATGGTAGTGCCACTTTATCCGCTATACAACCAGATTCTGGATCGAGTTGTGTACGAGGAATGGCACCTTCTCCACAGGGTATTACCCAACATAATGAGTTCTGTGATTCAAATGGTGTTGTATGTGATGGACTACCGTATGATCAATGCACTGCTGATACAAATACAAGAAAATGTTGTTCATGGAAATAAACGAAACGTCGAAAAATCAAATATTTGTAGAGATGTAATAGAATGTATGGATTTATAGTGAGGATAAAGTGGAAATGAATGAATGAAGGAAGAGTT